ATGCCAAGGCAATTCGAGCGCAACACCCGCGGCCATGATTATGTCGTCGGCGATCTGCACGGCCATTTCGAGCTTCTGGAGCAAGCGCTTGATGATGTGAACTTCAGGCCCGACAGAGACCGCCTGTTCAGCGTCGGCGATTTGATCGACCGCGGCCCACAGTCGATGCGCTGCCTGGAACTGGTACATGAGCCCTGGTTTAACGCCGTTTGCGGTAATCACGAGTCGATGGCGCAGCGGGCGCTGCTTGAAGACCAGTGGGGGCTGTGGCTGCTGAACGGCGGCGACTGGTCACAGCAATTCGAAACCGACGAGCTGCGCCAACGACTCAGTGACGCCATACAGAAGATGCCACTGGCAATGGAGATCGACACGGTTCACGGCCCGGTCGGTATCGTTCATGCCGAACCGCCGGCCGACTGGGCCAATATCGGTGAAGCGCCACATGAGCTGCTGCTGTGGTCGCGCCAGCGCGTCGAATCCCGCACCGTTACACCGATCGCCAATATCACGGCGGTCGTGGTAGGCCACACCCCGGTCACCGCGCCGCTGATGCTCGGTAACGTGCGCAACATCGACCTTGGTTCCTTCTTCAGCGGCCGTATCTGCATGGAGCGCCTTGATGACATTGCTGCCATGGTATGAGTACGCCACGCCGTGAATAGAGCGCTGGGCTTTCCTTTTGCAGAACAGTGCTGTAGGATACGCCTCGTTCTCGCCGATGTAGTGAGGGCGCGTCGGGACGTAGCGCAGTTTGGTAGCGCGCCACAATGGGGTTGTGGAGGTCGCTGGTTCGAATCCAGTCGTCCCGACCAAAAGATATTTTAAATCAGCCGCTTATGGTTAAACACCATGGCGGCTTTTTTGTGGAGATAAAATAGAGATAAAAAAGAGAGAAAATTCACTCTCCCAGCAGTGCGTTCAAATCAAGCGTTGCCCCCTTTGCTTCATGCCACCGAGTGCCGTGGCCATCCAAATAGTGCCTCGTCATCTCTACGTCTGCATGCCCCATCAGCACCTGAATATCCGCCTCCGGCACGCCGGCATCCTCGAGCAGATGGGAGCCCAGCGACCGCACTTCGTGAAAAGTGGGTCGCTCCTCTGGCTTGAGCCGCTTTATCTCCGGCAACTGATCCCGCAGCCTTGCAAACTCCCGCGAGATCATGTTGCCCGATACCATGGCCCAGTGATCCCGTGATCGACGTATCTGAGCTGTCACGCGATATGGAACACGATGCACGACATAGGGGGATAGGGGAGACACCTCTCTGCTACGGGCAATAACGTCTTCGATAGCAGGCGTCATTTGGATGGCGACATTGGCTGTCGCAGATCGACCGGCCGTTTTCTGGCGAACGTACCTGAGCCTGCCATCTACGATGTGGTCATAACGCATAGCCGTGACCTCGGCACGACCCATGCAGCAGATCAGCGCCAGTTCCAGCGCTATGCGAAACCAGGGTTCTGCCAATTCATGAATAGCGCGGTATTGGCCGCGCGTCAGGCGCTGCCTATTCTTCTTGTAGCTGACATCTGATTTTGCTGTCGGGGTAACCGGATTGGCGTCGACCCATCCTTTGGTGCGTGCAAACTCGAAAATCTGCGACAAAACGGAGCGGTGCTGCACATAGGCGTTTGCCAAAAAACTTTCGTCCAGGTAGGACGCGCACCAGCGAGTATCAATTTGCGAAAGCTCGGTATCGCCTCGATCTTTTATAAGCCGGTTGATGACGTAGTGTTTGTTGAGACGACTGCTCTCTTTCAGCTTCGGATTCTGCTCGACGCGCTCCTTGAAAAAGGATTCGGCGGCAGCCGACAGGGTGATGCCGGCACGCCCTTCGACCCTGGCGACCAGATCGTCACCCTTCATCAACCGAGCATTAAGAATCCGCGCCGCGGCTTGCGCTTTCACTTTGTCGCTTCCCATGCCGTGGCGCTTACCGGTCACCGGATTGCGATAGGAAAAGCTGACGCCATTGAAATACAGGTTAGGCTCCAGCCCTTTATGTCGCTTTGAACGCGGCCGTGATGCCATGTCATGCTCCTTTCTTCATGCTGGCCAGCACCTGGTCGGCAAGATCGTTTCCTGTCTGATTCTGTTCTGCGTCGATGTCGACGTACCAGCTGGCGCCGATTTTCTTTGCCGGCAGATCGCCGTTGCGACATAGCTTGCGCAGCAGACTGTCAGATGGCCCCTGACCTTCAAAACGTCGAGCCTTCCACTCGTCCAGCCGAATCAATTTACCCATGGTCTTCTCCTTTTGGTCGGCCTGACAGGGCCGGTCGCCAAGCGTAAAAAAGCCGCTTGGAGCGGCGTGTTAATTTTTTCGAGCCTTTGGTAGAGGCGCATTATCGGGATATATCGCGCCAACCGAACCGTCTTGGCGAGCGGCTGCTTTAATACCATCATTCATCAACGCTCCTGAGTACTGTCAGCAGTTTCAGTCCATCATCGACGGGCAGGGTGCCTGCCGCGCAGGCCTTTGCCCGCTCAATCGCGCGGCGCAGGCGGTGGATGTCACTTTCAGCGCGTTCCAGCTGATCGCCCAGCGCTGCCTTCTCGTCTTCCAGTTCGTCGTTGCGCTGCATCACCGCATCGCAGATAGCGCACTCGGCGGTGCATTGCGCAGCCTGTGTTATTGCCATGAACACTCCTGTCAGGCAGCTTCAGGGGTAGGCCCGTGAATAGGTAGATCAGGCGCTGGCGAAGATATCGCGCTGGCGCTGTTGTTCGGCGGTACGGGGAGAAACCCAGAGACATTCGGTGCGGCTGACACTACCCATTCGGCTGGATCCCGAAGTTGGTAGCGAAAACTGTGTCCAGCCGCTCAGGCGATTGTTGTAGAGCACCGAGTCATAGCCGCTCATCACGACCATGCCGCCAAGTCGACGCACCGCCTCAAGCAATTCTTCGTGATCTTCAACAGTCATCTCGTGCCGGTAGTAGCGCGAGCTGCCTTGAGAGCGCGTTTCAGGCAGGTAGGGCGGATCGATATAGTGCAGCGTTTCTTTGCTGTCGTGCTGCAGCATCACATCGATCGCGGGTCGATTTTCAATCACCACGCGGCGAAAGCGCTCAGCAAATTCCGGTATCGCGTCAGCAACGCGAGCCCAGGCGTGTGCCACGCCCAGATAGACGCCATCCGGGCGCGTAAACGTTCGCATTCCTGAATTGCCACGAGTGGCCCCGGCAGAGCCGAAGCTGGCCCAGGCGCGGAGCAGGGTGCGCCTTGCTTGCTCGACAGGGGCTTCAGTTTGTTCCTGCGACAGATTGAGCTCTGAGCGGGCGAAGGGCGTGAAACGGCAAAGTTCTACCAGGCGCTCAGCCAGGGCGCGATCGCGCAGCACACGAAATACGTTGACGATCTCTCCATCGAGATCGTTGTAAACCTCTGCTGACGAAGGTGGCTTCTGCAACAGAACACCTGCAGCGCCGCCATAAGGCTCGACATATACCCGGTGCTTTGGAAAGTGCTGAATAACCCACTTTGCAATTCGCCACTTACCGCCGTGGTAGCGCATGATGGGGTGATTCACGCGGCCTCCCGTTGCTCGCCGTTGGCTGCGAAAACCGCTCGAGCAAAACCCGGCGGGGTGGCACTGCGGATGTTGCCGCGTTCGTCACCCGGTGCGCATTTATGGATTCGATCGTCCGGTATCTCATCGCCGACGAATGGATATTCAGGGGGCATGACGAATCCATTACCCGACCACAGGCAGGTTTTTTTGACGTAGTTATCGCCCGGATGCCACCCGATGTGCGGCCGCTCGTTGCCGGCTGCGGCCTGGATGTCGGCAGGCGTGGCCTCTCTCCAATCTGCCGGTGGCTCGGCGCCGTGAAAGGCGGTGTACTGGTCCCGGTCGAACAGGTCGAGCACCGTTCCCGGGGTGCCGGTCAGTTTGCCGAAGTCGGCGATAGCCGCCGGGTCGGAGTCGATACCGCCAATGCAGCGGAATCGGGCTTCCATGGTACCGACTCGGGCATGCCCGCGGTTGAAGCCAGCGGCACCGCCGCCGAGGCCGCAAAAAAGGTGGAAGTGACGGATATCGCGGGATTCAATCATGGTAGCTCCAAAAAGCGGCTGTGCATGCGTGGCCGGTGAGGGTAAGTTGAAGGTTCATTTGCTGAGAGTTATGAGTGACAGAGATGAACAACGAGACTTACACCAATGAGTACGAAGGTCGCGAATACACCGTTTTCGTACAGGAAATCAGGCATCCCAGCGGGGAAGCGTCGGCTTGGAAAGTCAGCTGCCGTGTCCAGAACAGGAATGGAGAATGGCTGCCGGAACGTGAAGAGAGGGAAAAAGGCGCTTCAAGCAAACAGGAAGCCATTCGAATCGGGGAAACGCTTGCCAAAGTGCTGATTGACTCCCAGCGCTAAGCTGAAATGTGTAGCTGACGCCCGACCGAGGCCGGACGCTGGCGGCCGCGTTAAGTTGCTGGCGCAGGCTGTGCCGTCATCGTCGTTGTCGATATAGTTGGAATGGCCTTGCGAACGCCCACGCTGCTGCAAAGAGTGGGGCGAGACAGGCCGCCCCGGTAACTGCCCATATCACCCAGCCAGCAATTGGTTCTCGGTGTCCATGGGTCACTCCAGATCGGGCGGCGCGGGTGGGCTTCTCGTCTCGCTGCGGCTCGCCTCATGCCGAATGCTCCAGCGGTGGCGTCTTGTCCATATGCCGGAACATCTCTGCCAGGCGCTCCTCGCTGGCTTCCTGGAAGCGATGGAAGGCCGCCGTCTTGCAGCCCTCCATGAGCGTCGGCAGCATCTTGTTGAACAGGGCGTCGTCGAGCTGGAACCACTCGCCCTGGTCGGTGAGGACCGGGATGCGCACCAGGCGCATCCCGGAGCGCTTCTCGGTGACGTTGATCTCGTGCCCCTGGGGCGCCTTCTCAAGCCAGGCGAAGGCCTGGATGGTGCGTCCCGCCATCTCGCCCTCGACCACCTCGGCCGATAGCTCGCCAAAGGCCTTCACCTCGGCGGAGTCCTCGGTGTCGCCATCCAACACTTTGATCAGGCGGATGTTGTTCTCGTCGTCGCCGATGATTCGGCTTGTCTTGTTCAGCTTCATTGTCGTGCCCTCCCGGCTCTTGCCAGCACCTCCGGGTGCTGCTGGGAAATGAGCGGGCCCCTTAGGGCCCGGCGGTGGGTTAGGGGCTGAAGGTGCCCAGCAGGCACTCGCAGCTTTCCAGCTCGCCCTTGATCTTCTTGGCAAACGTTAAGGGTGGTGAGCGCCCCTTGACGCGGTGGCATACGGCGCACGCCTCCCCCTGCCGCAAAGCGCGGTCAACTCGTCCGGCTGCGAGTCATGCCGGGTAGAGCAAGGAGCTCGGGGAATCGTGCGCTGCGCCGGTTATGGCCCACCGGGCAGCTGGGGCTGATGCGTCAGGAGAGGGTTAGCTGCTTTCTGACTGCTGGCGCAGCTGCTGCACGCGACCTTCATAGGCGTGGCGGGCGACACTCTTGTCTTTCTCCGGCAGATGGCGTGCCATGTCGGCAGCTTCATCCAGCTGCTCTTTGTTCTGGGCTTTCTGAATCTGCTCGCAGACATAGGCACAGGTGATCTTGCCGCCCGGGCCGGGGGTGCCGGAATTTTGAGACTGGCCATCGTTTACGGTTTTGGGCTCGTCTGCTTCGTTGGCATAGGTCTGCCCACGTTTCTGGCGTCGCTGGCGCAGCTTGTCCTTGCCGCGAGCGGTGCCACCGGCAGTCCCGCCGCCGACCGTTTTTTCGCCGGATCGCGCCGCGGTGCTGCTCATTTCATCGGGCGTGTAGACGCCGAGGATGACATCGGGGCAGTAAAGGCGAGACCAGCGTTTGATTGCCAAATAGGCCAGTTGCTGCTTGGGGTCGCTTGCCCACAACGTGGAGTTGCGCACCTGTGCCTGCGTCAGCAGTAGATCAAGCACTCGCGGCTCTTCTTCTCCCTTGAGCGTCGCCCATACTTGAATGCCGCATCCTTTCTCGTCTTTAAAGGACCATGCAGGCGCCTGATATTCCTTCCCCTGGTTATTCTTCCGCACTTCGAATTTGCCAATGACGTTTTCCCAGGGGCCATACCACTCATACTCAAGCCGGTTTTCAGTCGGCGCCATGCTGGTAATGACGGCATTGACCAACTGGGCCTCGTAACCCAGCGTGCCGTTGACGAGGTGGGTCTTCTGCGCGACTGCGAACGGATTCATGCGCCACTGGGCAGCCTGCATCACGACCGCCATGCAGTCGCCGGGATTGCCCTGCAGATGCTGAGGCACGGTGGCCTTTCCCCTGGCCATCAGATTCGCCAGCCGCTCCATGTGGTTCATGGCGTCGGTATTGAAAAGCAGGTCCTGAATTCCTTGCCCGGGGGCGCTTCCCGCAGGCGCTTCGGGCAGATGAGTTTCAGGCTCCTGCAGGCCGTTGACGGCCTGCTGCTGGGCTGTCGTTGTCTCGCTCATGCCGCTTCATCCTTTTCGCTGGCCTGCTGCTGTGTTTCGCGCGCCTGGTCAATCAGTTGCTGATCGGCCTTGTTGATTTTGCCGATGCGAACGTCAATAAACTCGGTCGGCGCCACTTCGCTGATATAGCCCTTGCGCTGCTGAACCTTGCGGCTGTAGCGCATGCCATCTCCGAAAAGACCCAACGAAGACGGCCCCATGCGCTCAAGAACGTGCGCCCGCGCCTTGCGTTTGGTGACTTCCAGCTCCTTGATTTCTTCGCGGCAATCGGATTCGACCCTGATCCAGTGCTCGATCCCTGAAAGATCAGCGACGGTACCGTCAGTGCCGGGATAGCGACGCTTGAGGATGTCGATAGCGTTCTTGTGCTCAATATCTATTTCGGGAAGCTCTCCGCGCTTGATCAGCCCCCACAGGTCGGCTTCCGCCTCGATGATCATGCTGATGTACTCGTCATCGCGCAGAATCGGGTAGAAGCGTGTTTCCCAGCCGCCAATGGTCACCACCAGGAACGCCCATTCGTAGCCAGTCACGGCCAGCTGGTGCTGTACCTGGGCTTCATAGTCCTCCGGGATTTCGCCGGTAGAGCACAGGCCGCCGGTTTTTTTCACGTCATCCGGGCGGCCCCAGCCACTGGCAAACTCGACGTTTTTCAGTTCGACCACGCCGGGGCCGGTAACGGTCTCTCCGAAAACCATTTCCAGCCATGCCGACTGTTCCTCGGTCACACCTACCACCCGGCGATCAATGTTGGCCATCATCCATGGCAGGTCTTCATGCGTTGCCATGTAGTTGTGGTTCTGGACATTCAGCCCGGTCTCTGCGGAAAATCGAAGCGCCGTCACCGGCTCCATGACATGGCCCATTTCCATTTTCATACGGCGTCGGTAGCTGGCTTCTTCGTCTTCTTCCCCAATACCCAGCTTGCGCTCGGCAATCTCGTACGCCGTGCGATGCTCACTGATACCGATGGCCGCTGCGGCCTCGCTGGCGCCGATGCCGTAGCCGCGTAGCTCAAGCCAGACATCGCGGTCCATGCCAAGCGTCGAGACCCGCCCCTTTTTGCGCAGCTGTTCCAGTGCGTCCTGAACGGTGATCGTCATGTGATAAACTCCTGTCGGGTTGCGTTTCGTTGTGGTTTCGTTGCCCCGCCCGCTCTGCCAGGCGGGCGTCATTTCAATGCATCGATATAGGCATCGATGTGTTCCTCATCCCGCGCGCCGCGCAGTTCATCTTCGTGCTGCTCGAGGATGGCGATGTCGTCGTTCTCGGTACGCTTTCCGTCCAGCCATGCTGCGGGGCGGCCCCGGCGGTCATAAATGCTGTATTCAATCTCGGGACCGCTCGGCGGCTCGAAAAATGTGCCGGCGTGGTACGGCTCGTAGTGCGTCACTTCGACGATGCAGGGGATGCCCGCGATGCGCGTGTTCATGACGCCCTCCAGATCGGAATGCGAGCCTCTTTCAACCCGTCGCGCCGACGGCGGTACTCCTTGAGTCGTTCGGCATTGGCGTGGTCGAGAAAGCAGTGCCGGCCGGCGAAAGCGGCGTCGCGGGCTTCAAGCGCCAGCCCCGTAGAGTGGGCAGTGCCCAGCCTTGCGCGGGCTATGTCAGCGCTGGTGTACGTCCTTGCGTCAGCCATCGGGAATCCTCCGTTTCACTGCGACCACTTCGGTGGTGGCCGGTAATTTCGCCGCGGCGCGCTTTGCCGCTTTTCTTGTCAGATACGGTGAGCCGGGCAGATCGCAGCGCGGCACGACATGCGGCTCATGTTTTTCACGGACGATGTAGCGAGCGCTCATCCCATACCTCCCTTTGCTCTCTGGCCAGCCGGCGATCATCCAGTAGCTGGTCGATCTGCAGGCGGCGGCGGAATCGCGCGAGCCTTGATTCGGGCGCGCGCTCGGACAGGCCCAGCCGTTGCCGGGCTACTTTTGCGGTATTGGTCATGGCTGGACCTCAAGAAGAAAAAAGCCCGGCAAGGGTGTGGCCGGGCAAGCAGGGGACCGATCCGATGAGGATCGGTGTGGCGCCTCGATGAAGCGCCACGCCGATCGTCACAGCCTGGAAAAAGGGCGGCCGGGAGGCGGCCGCCAAGGGGGCGGAGATGCAGAGGCATCGATGAGCGCTCCCGCCGGCGGGGCGGTGCGGCGAGAACGCTCGTTGATGCGGGCTATTGAAAGGGGGGATTAGGCCTAACCGGGATTGCTTGGTAACATCGGTTCGTCATTGAAATGAAAGCCCGGCTAATTCCGGGCTCTAGCATAGACTGTTTTTCGTTTAGACCAAGGAAAGTTTTGCGCTCTCCGGGCGAGCCGTTTTACGAAGTAATACGCCCTGTATGAGAGTGTCTACTTCATCCTCAGGAAGGTTGTTTTCCTTAGCCAAGTCTGAAAGCGTTTTCCTTTGAGTCATCAAGAGATTAAGCATTTTCTCTAAAATGACTGAACGTTCTTTTTCAATCTCTTCTGGCTCATTTCTTCGATACCCTCTGACGCTGATTTCCTGACATATTGCACGATATCGCCAGTCAGTGAGAATACCTAAGTCAAAGCATTTGCGAGCCAAAGCCGCAACTGATACCCTCCAGCGCTTTTTTGCGTCAATCAACTGGTCCAGGTTTCTTACTATTGGCAAATGATCTTTAACGTCCTCAGGAGGCATTAGAAAATTGGACGCAAATTGATCTGCTTCCTTTTCCTGCCGCCTTATGTTGTCAGGATGGTTTTCTTTGGCGTCAGGATTAGATGCCTCACCATCGCTACCAATATGCATATGCATAATCAAATGCCCTAGCTCATGAGCCAGGTTAAATCGACTGCGCTCAGCAGATTTAGAGTTGTTCAGCATGATATAAGGCTGACTCCCTCGATAGAAGGAATATGCATCGACCATCGAATTGTCTCTGTCAAGTGAGAAAATTCTCATTCCTTTCATCTCCAGAAGCTTTAAGAGATTGGGTATGGGTCGATTGCCTATACCCCAGTAGCTGCGCAAAGCATGTGCTGCTACAGCAGGATCTTCGAATCTCTCATCCGCCAATTTAAAAGTCGGGAGGCTGAAATTCTTGTTCATCCAGTCGTTTAGTGCCAGGGCGAGCGTACCCGCCTGGATTGCACGGTTTCGATCACGAGCAGTTAAAGAAGAAAGATTTCTAAAGCTAACATTCTCTTGCACTAACTGGTCAGATGGCTCATCAAGGAAAAAAGACTTTGGATATTCCAATGCTGCTGCCAAGCTGCCAATGGCTGCATCATCAGGTATATGTTTTCCTTTGATAACCCTCGTCAAGTGCTCTGGTGTAAGTCCAGCTTTGACGGCAAGTTCTTTTTTAGTCAGTCCCCTCCGCTCTCTCGCAATTTCTAAGCTTATGGTGGAGAACATTTCACTTACCCTGTGCGTAGATCCAAATCGAGATCACCCAACTCTGAGTCGAACGAATTGTCAATGGGCGGCGTGCTGTATCTGTCTGTCTTGTATGTAATTGGATCGCTAGTGGTTTTGATGGCTAATCTTGCTTCAAAACCCGAAAAATAATTGTTTTTCAAGATGGGTAGCGATAACTCAATTTCCATGTTGTCGCTAGCATGATCCTTGTCAAATGAACAGCAAAGAAACCACACCTGCGGTGCAGGGGGGAATATTGGAAAGGTATAATTCACGGGCGTCGTGATGAGTTGCGTTGTCTCAGATCCAAATCCCGTATTATTTTTCGGTAGGCGGTTGCGATCAGCTGCGCAATCCACATTCCTATAAAAGATGATGATATTTGCGTCTGAGTTATATGCGTAGCGTAAGTGTCCACTTCTTATCGGCTTCCATTCTCCATGCCTTGAAAGAAGCCTGTTCAACTCCTCGGTTCCTTTGGAGTGAGCTTGCCTCATCTTGTCTCCAGGCGGAGCATTGTTGCCTACTTGGCCCGCTGCGTTTGAGGCAGCGATCGCGACATTTTCAAGGTCTTCAGCCACGAAGGTAGACATAAAGTGTTCAGCGATAATCTTGTTGATATGCTCGACATTGCTTACATATCTAGCCTGGGCTTGATCGGTGAGCCCTGCGATTACCACCGGCGAGTGCTCAATCTCTGACACCTTCGAATTCGACACGACGACCCCCTCATCAATTTTTCACGGCTACATTGTAGGTCGGAAAAATTGATGAGACAACTCCCATCCCTAAACAGCCTCAGCGAAGCCGCTTGGGGATGCGCCCTGGTTCCAGGGCGATCCGTTGTGACACGACCCGGCATCGCTCTCTGCCGTGGGGAGCCATCCCCGCTACGCCATGGCCCTCGATTGCCTGGCGCCCGCTTGGTCGATCGTGCCCCCGCGCCTGCTGTTGCACTTCGAGCCTCTGCTGGAGGCGGCGCGAGCCCCATGGGTCCCATGGGGTGGAGATCCTGAGTTGTTAAAGAGCGTGGCCGTCCGGCCGGTGATGCTTCCTTGGCCTGGCAGGGCCAATTGTGTTGTTGCCGTGGTTAAATATCACGTTTCGTGAATCAATAGTCAACACATAAAGTGATATTTTTTGCGGCATCTGTGTTATGTACTTGACCTGATGGGAAAAGATTTTTCGTGAGGTACAAAAAAGCCCGCCTCCGAGAAGAGTGCGGGCCGGGCAGGATAGGCTTTTCTATCAGTGGCCTTTGGAATCAGGCCAGTATTATCAATAACCTGCGGCTATTTTAATCTCTTGAGGATGAAATAGAGAACAACTGCAATGATGGGCCAAGAGATCATTTGGCCCTCTCTGTCCAGGCCCATGGCGCCCGCAACGGGCACAGAGATAGCAACCACCACGCAAGCATAAATTGCGAACCAGAAGGCATTCACAGCGAGGCTTACCGCGCCCCCAATAATCGCCTCGGTTAGTTTTGGGGCCTTGCGAAGGCAGAAGCCCAAAATGAGAAAGCCGATGAGCCCTAGTATGAACAGGATGACGAGGACGCTCCCCGGCCCTCCCATGCTGATTCCATCGTACCGCATTCAGATACCTACCTTTGTCGCAATTCCATCTGGGCCATGACGACGCCTGTCACGCGGCAGTTCCCGTTGATAGAGATGTAGGGATCCTTCCAGGCCGGGTTGCGTGCCTTGAGCATGCATCCCACGCCTGGCTCCTCCAGGTACTGCTTGAATGTCGCCTCGCCGGTTTCAGTCATAACGGCGATCACGTCGTCGCCGGACTCTGGCACCACCTCGGGGTCGATGAAGATGATCCGGCCTGGCGGGTACTTGTCGAGCATGCTTTCCCCGACCACCTTCAGGGCGAAGGTGTGGGGTCCGCAATTTGGCGGGCGCGGATACCAGTTGGTGCTTTCAGGATCGAGATCCACGAAGCAGACTTCGGTGAAGCCGCCCGCCTGCACCCACGAAATTTCTGGAATCTGGGTGACCATGGCGGGGCCAGGCTGCAACTCCTCGCCATAAGACGCCAGCGCGTGGGGCGCATGTCCAGTACCCATCTGGCCCTGCCCAGTCCAAACCCAAGCCACATTGAGATCTAGAGCCCTAGCGATCTTTTCCAGGTCAGTGCGCTTGGCTTCGCGCAGTCCGCGCTCGTAATTGGAAATCCGACCCTGAGATTCCCATCCGCACATCCTGGCAAGCTCGGGCTGAGTAACCCCTCTGAGAAGTCTCGCTTTCTTGATCCGCTGGCCAACTGTCTCGCTCATCTTCCTGACTCTTAAGTGATTGACCATAGAGTAACCACGCATCGTGGTAAGTCATTCGACGAATCGTGTTTCTATAAACCACATAACGTGATATGCTTGCCTCGTAAACCACGGGGATTACCCATGAACCTCAAAGTGCTACGTAAGCGGGCCGCGATGACTCAGCGAGAGCTGGGCGAAGCAACCAACCTCGGCCAGACCGCTATCGCCAACTACGAAACGGGTTATCGCACCCCGGATCTCGACAAGGTAAGAGCGATCGTTTCTGCCCTGCGTCGGCGCGGAGTGGAGGTGACCCTTGATGACGTAGTCGGCGAGCCCACAGCGGCCGCCTAACCCCCGTACGCCGTCCGTGAGGCCCGCGTGCCACCGCAACCGACAGAAGGACCCCGTCAATGCATTCACGCTTCATCGAAGACCGGCGCTGCAAGGCCGACGGCGAGCACCTCGACAACCCGGTGAAGACCCGTCTCACCGATGAGGAGTTCGACCGCCTCGAACGCCATGCCGAGAAACGCCACGGCGGCGTGCTGTCGCACACGCTCCGCGAATACCTGCTGATGTCCATGGATATGGTGGAGCGGCGCGAGCAGGCGCTTATCGAGGCGCTGGATTCGGGCCAGAACCGGGATGAGCTACAGCGCGAGATCACGCAGGCGCTGATGGCTCAGATCGTTGACCAGCGCATGACCGAGCGGCTCGCCGCCAGGGTAGCGCAACAGCAAACGGCCTGAGAGGGCCGGGGAGTCGCCCATGACGCTCGCAGACATTCGCGGGGCACTGGACATGATGAGCCCGGAAGGGCGCAGAGCGCTCGAGCGCGAGGCCCTGGATCTTGGCGTCAGCGCGGAGCACCACTTCATCGATAGCTTTCTGAGCCAGACCGGGAGGCTCCAGCAGCAGCTGTATTCGTTGCGATCGGTGCCGACCAGGGCCCGGCTGAGGGCGGTGAAGTAGAGGAAGGACGGGGCGCTGATACAGCGCCTTGTGCCGACGACACAAGGCCCTGTCAGGCCAAATTCAGATGGGCAAACATGAAAAAGCCCCGGCGGGCTGTGGGGGCCATGTGCCGGGGCTTCGAGAGGACTTCAGTATGACAAACATTGCCGAGCTTGACCAGTACCGTGAGCGCCGAGACGGCGCCCAATCGTCGGGCCCTGACGGTCCGTCAAGGAGCCCGCAAGTGGAAGACGGCTACACGCGGATCGCCAACGAGCTATTCGAACTGGTCATGGCAGCCCCGTTCACGCTGCGCGAGATGCGTGTCGTGCTGGCCGTGATCCGTTTCACCTACGGCTGGAACCGCAAACAGGCGCGCGTCACCGGCGGCATTCTGGCCGAGCTGACGGGTATGCCGGCAACTAATGCCAGTCGCACTCTTTCAACTCTGGTGAGCAAAAAGGTCATCGTTCGTCATGGCGGAAGTCGCTCTCCAGTATCCCTGAACAAACACTCTGACGAGTGGAAAATTGGACGTTTAGAACGGTCATTTCCAGAGCCCAAAAATGCCGAGTGTGACCAATTTGTAGGGGGTGATTCAAAACGGTCACAGTCAGACCGTTTTGGTCACACTGAATGTGACCAAAATAGTCACGCTTCTAAAGACATGAAAGACAAACCCCCTCTCCCTTCGGTCGAGGGGGAAGGGCGTAAGCCTGAGAAACCTGCCAGGAAATCTAGCCCCAAGTCCAAATCAACCGAGCTCGATCTGAGCCAGCTGCCCGCCGAGGTATCGGCGGAGGCGGTCCAGGGATTCATTGACCATCGGCAAGCGCTCAAGAAACCGCTGACCCAGCGCGCTCTCGATCTGAACGTCAAGCAGGCCCTCCAGGCTGCTGCACAGATCCCGGGGCTGACGCCTGACATGGCGCTGGACGAGACCGTACTCGCTGGCTGGCAGGGCGTAAAAGCCGATTGGCTGGCACGGCGCCTGAGCCACCAGCAGCGACAGGGCGGCGGCATGAACTATGCCGAAAGGCTCCATGCGAAAAACCAGCAGGCGATCCGGGAAGCCGTCGAACGACGCAACACCGCCCCATCCCCGTCTGACGATCTGCTCAATACCGAAGGGGGACATTGGTGATGATCGACAGCGACTTTGAAGCCTTTGCCACGGCCTGGGGGCAGGTGCAGGAGATCTACAACCGCAGCGTGACGCCGGGAACCATCGAGTTGGTGTTTCGTGCACTCAAACACCTGGAACTGGATGAAATCCACCGGGCGCTGACCCTGCACATCCAGAGCCCCGACACCGGCCAGTTCCCGCCCAGGCCGGGCGACGTGATCAAGTTCGCCCGCGGCGACAGCCAGAGCCGCACGCTTCAGGCCTGGGCAAAGGTCGAGCGGGCTATCCGCAGCGTCGGCCACTACCGGGATGTGGCCTTCGACGACCCGCTGATCCATGCCGCCATTGAGCGCATGGGCGGTTGGACCGCCGTCGCCACCGCCGAAACCGAAAAGGATCTGGTCTGGCTGCGCCAGCGCTTCGAGGCCCAGTACCGGACCTATGCCATTCATCCGCCGGAGACCTGGCCGCGATTCCTGCCCGGGGCGGCGACCCAGCAGAACGCCCTGATCGGCAACCACACCCGCGGCCAGCTGCCCGGGCGCGACATGACGCTGATCGGGGATAGCGCCCGGGCCGCTCGCGTGATCGAGGGCGGCCGCGACATCAAATCCAACGGCACCGACGTGAAGCGCCTGAGCAATGACGCGCTGTCGGGCCTGATCGCCAACATGTCCAGCAATCGAGGTGCGGCATGACTCGGAAACCCGATCTTCAGTTGCTCACGCTTCGTTGCCTCGAACGCCACGATGATCCGGTGAACACTCACCAGATCGCGGCGGAGGTAATCATGCGCGGCGGTTGGCATCCGGAGACGCGCGACATCATCGCCGCCATCGAGTCTCTGCGCGAGAGGGGCTACCTGATCGCGGATGAAGAAGGCGTCGAGCGCCGTTACTGGCTCGAGCCCACCACCGGTGGGACTGCCGCATGAGCAGGGCGAAGCGGTCGAGCAAGCGCCAGCCCGTCTACCTGCGGGCCATGCAGATGATCGACCCACGCACCGGGGCGGTGGTCTCCGCGCTGGTGCCGGCAAGCGGGACCGACCAGCAGGTCATCCGAGAGCGCGGCGTCACGATCGGCAATGTGCTGCGTGCCGATCTCACCCAGCCACGCAACCAGCAGTTCCACCGGCTCGCGCACGCGATCGGTGGGCTCTGCGCCGAGCACATCGACGCCTTCGAAGGCCTGGGCCAGCACGACGCGCTCAAGAAGCTGCAGCGGGAGTCCGGTGTCGAGTGCGATATCAGCACCATCGATATCCCGGGCGGCGGGGCACTTGAGTACCGGCAGCCGCGGTCGATGGCGTTCGACTCAATGGACCAGGGCCAATTCTTCCAACTCGTCTCGGCGCTGTGCGGCTACATCGCTCGGGCCTATTGGCCAAGCTGTACCGCGGAGGAAGTCGAAGCAATGGCGGACGCGATGGTGCGGGAGGCGACATGACCTTCATTCCAAAGAAACCAGAACTGTCGACATTGACCGAGGCCGTGGTACAGGACCTGGTGGCTAAGCGCTGCCGCGATCTCAAGCACGACGTCACCGTGCCGAATTGCGGTGTGTTGGGCTGGGAGTCCGACGTAGTCAGCCTGACGCGGACGCGGCTCGCCCACGATTTCGAGATCAAGGTCTCTCGCGCCGACTGGCTGGCCGAGTGCCGGAAGATCCGCGCCGGACATGAGGTCGATGGGCCATACGCGAATCCCAAGGCCGCTCGCGCGTGGTACTGCCGCAACGCGGGAGGCATCGCCAAGCAGATACGCCAGCACCTGCGAACGACTACGAAGACCGGCAACTGTGCGCATTACACCGAGTTCGACGGTCGCATCGTGGCGCATGCGGGGCCCGCGTATTTCTGGATGGTGACGCCGCCGGGAGTGATCGCCGATGGAGAACTGCCCGAGTATGCCGGCCATATCGTGGTCTGGGAGCGAGGCGCCAGCCGATGTCTGCAAGAGGTCCGTCCGGCGCCCCGGCTGCACACGGTCAAGATGGGCGATGCCAACGTGCTCACAATGGCCCGGGGTGTAACGCTCCGCTACTGGCAGCAGCGCCAGGGGGTGGCCTGATGCTCGCCCAGCGCCAGGCCGTCCACCGCGACCGCAAGTGGCTCAAGGCCGTCCACGAGCTCGACCAGTGCGTTCTATGCGGCAGCTGGGGCATCCAGGCCGCGCACCGCAACCAGGGCAAAGGCATGGGCAGGAAGGCCGATGACTGCCTCACAGCGGCTATCTGTCCAGACTGTCACCACGAGATCGACAACGGCCCGGGCATGACGCGGGAGCAGCGGCGCGCCCGGCTCGACCAGGCCATCGTGCTCACCGTCCAGCAGTTGGCCAGGCGCGGCCTGATTGGGGTGAAGTGATGGAGCCGATCGTGCTCTTTGTGCCGTATATCGCCAGCAGCACCAACACTCGGCAGCACTGGACGGCCAGGAAGCGCGATGTCGACGCCGGCGTGCTGCCGGATGATCGCGGTGAGTATGTGCGGCGCGTCATCCTGGAGCCGCCGGAGGTAGATCGGCGTGCGGAGTCCGGGACGTGGATTGAGATTCGGGGGGCTCAGACGAAAGCAGCCTAGAGGCAGGACCCTGTCATGTGTGATGGTGAAGTTGCGCAATCAAGCGCTACAAAACCATATGCAGGGAGATAGCAATGGCTCGACGACGAGTAACCGCTACCGGCAAGGATTCCGACGGAGATATCACCAAGCTGTGCAACTCCGGTGAATCATGGTCCCCGCGAAGTAAGGCTCACGCCATCAACGATATCAACGGTGGTCAGGCCTACTACACGCGAGACAGTCAAGGGCGTGAGGCAGAGGTGCGAGTGGTAAACCAGGGTGGCAAGCAGTACTTGCGCACTACCCAAGACAAGAGCGACGATAACAACCTCGACAACCTACCGGACTGCTGAACGGTACGACGGCACGGTACACGGTACGCCGTGCCGTTTTCGTGCCGTCAACAACGCCTCCTCGGTAGCTTTTTCCAGTTGTTGCCTTTCCTACTGGTCGGTGGGAGGTGGCCATCATTGGATGAGATGATCACTTGCATGGCGCCAACGACCTCACCGCCACGTGGGCCTACTTCGAGGTATTCACCTGGGCCTGCCGGTTTCTCGCCGGGTTCCTGCAGCTTAGCCATGGTCGACTCCTGGTTTTCGAACAACCCTTTAAATGGCGCAAAAGGCTCGAGCGCCGAGGCTGGAAAACGGCCACCGATTCGGTGCGCCAGATTATGAATGGATCAAGTACCACGCAGCGTGGCGAGGGCGCATCTACTCAGGCCGGTACCGGTTGATCGATTGCCCTGAGAGCGATAGGTGGAATGAGGGCTCCCATCGATATTTGGTGCAGCGGCGGCCTGGTGTCGAGGAAGTGGTGTGGCGTCGGTGTAGCTGAGTTTCGATGGGTCATCGATCGGGGCTCCCATGTCACCGTAAGATGCGAATCTGATCACAGTGGAGGGACGCTGATATGAGTACTGAGCGAGATAACGATGGGCTCGACGAAAACCTAGACGATCAACTCATAGCTTGGGGAAAGGCCGCGGCAGGGCTGATCCCGGTAGTTGGCGGCTTCGTTGGGGAGATGATTGGTATTGTCATCCCGGCTCAGCGCTCTGACCGGATAGTTGCATATTTGCGAGGCTTGAAGGAAAGGCTCGACCACATGGATGAAGAGTTTCAAAGATCCATTCGCAACAACGCCGAGAAAATCGATCTCATCGAGGAGGGTGGATACCAGGCTGCTAGAGCTACTACGGCAGAGCGTATAAACCTTATCGTTGAAGCGGTAGCAAGGGGGCTGACGGCTGAGGAATCTGAAGTGGTCCGCCGGAAGCGTCTATTGGTTCTGTTCGGGCAATTAGATGAGGACGAGGCAGCCATCCTAAACGCCTACGGTCAGTCGTATGGGCGTGGCAGAGACCCTGAGGACCCGTTCGCTGGTATAAATCGGCCGCGACCTCCCAGGATTGGCGGTTCTCAAGAAGATGTTGACGCAAACTCGCTCTACGAGATCGGCATTGCTCACTTAACGAGGCTGGGCCTCTTGAAGAAAAACTTCGGTTCGCTCAAGAAGGGGCAAACACCGACGTTTGATCCGCAGAAGGGGGACTTCGAGCATCGGGTGGAAGTCTCGACATTGGGGCGCCTCCTTCTAAAGGAGATTGGCCGCCCCACACCTTTCGATCAACAGACCGATTAGCTCTCGTTAATCACTCAAAGGTCAACCCCGTAACATAGTCACCCACCACGCCGTGAGGCGTTGATAGCTTGCTTTGTGGGCAGCTTGTCAGTGGACTGCCGAACGGCTCGGCCGTTCATCACTCTCCCGCCATCCTGGTACAATGGGCGCATTGATAGCCCACCGTGAGATGCGCTCCTTCACAGCATCGAGTCCTCCTGACGCAACACCGGGAAGCAACATCGCAACAAGCGACGCAACAGACGCAACCGAGGGCCGGTAGAGATGCGATATTCAAGCGCCAGACAGATGATCTTTGATGCCTATCGCTGCGCCGGGAACAGCGTCATGGCCGGCGCCGTTGAGCGTGCACGCTGGGGAGTCGATGTTCAGACAACAAGGCGCAACAGCAACGACTGGCACATCGTCCACGGCCTTGAGGCAGGCGCGGTGATCAGCGCCGTCGAGTCCTTGCCGGCTCACCTGCAGGCGATGGCGCGTTACTGCTGGGGCCCGTTCACGCGCGACGAACTGGCAGTCGATCATGAGGTGTTGCACGCCGCGCTGGTCGATCGCTTGCAGCGGACCAGGCTGCCGGGGCAGGGCGGCGCAGATTTTCCGTCGGTAGCAGCAGCGGGGGCGATGCAGGCGCTGTGCCGGGCGGCGATCCATCACCACTCGCAGGTGACGTGGCCCTACCGGCGCCCCGGTCTCAAAGGACCGAGGGCGATCGCGCGTTGGCTTGATGATGAGCGAGGCGAGGAGATTGACGTGCGCCGATGGAGTGCGGCCGGCCGCCTGAGCTGGTCTGATGTGTGGGATCGAATCCTGCTACTGCTGGATGATTGGGAACTGCAGGCGCTGGCGCCGGTGGCAGGACTGATGCCGCAGGCGGCTTGAGAGCCTGAAAGGGCGCGGCTCACAGGGAGGCAGGTGCGTGAGTTACAGATCCCTCAGCGCTTCCGGATGCTTCTCGGCCACCCGCAGCAGCCGCAGCGCCGGACCGGTTGGCGTGCGCCGCCCTTGCTCCCACTCTTGCAGGGTGCGCAGGCTGACGCCCATCAACTCGGCAAACTCGGCTTGTGACAGCGCCATGCGGCGGCGTGCAGTCCGAGCCTCGGAAACCTCGACCCGTGTCACCCGAGCCGCCTCGCCGCGCTTCATCTGGCGCACGGATTCGAGCAGATCACGCCCGAACTGCTCCATTTCCTTATCCACCATGACTCACCTCTTCTTTCAATTGATTGAGAAGCGCGACCGGCAGGTTGTCGAACTTCGCCTTGGTGTAGACGATCAACAACCAGATCGTTCCGTCATCCAGGGTGTTGTCGTAAATCACCCGCGCGCCACCCCGCTTCCCCATGCCCTGACGGCTCCAGCGCACCTTGCGCAATCCGTGGGTACCGGGAATCACATCTCCGGCCAATGGGTTATCGGCCAGCCAACTGATGAAAGCCAGGCGCTCGTCGTCTTGCCAGACCTGGGCCGCGTAGCGCTGGAACATGTCGGTTTCGATGATCGTGTACATGCATCCGATAATACGTCATTGACGTATTATCCACAACCCATCCAGCAGGCTTGCCAACGTCTGCCGAGGTGAAGCGCTTGCAAGGTGTGCCCGGGCAGGCCATCATATCCCCACTATCGATCACTGCGCCCTGACTTAAGAGCCGGGGCGTTGTCGTTTCCGGCCCTGCCATTCCCTGGCGGGGCCTTTCTATTTCCACTCCCACGCCGCGAGGCGCCGGAGAATTCATGCCGCATCTCAAGTTTTTTGACGCCGGGCGGGTTATTGCCTATGGCGGTGGGACGGGCGTATCGGCGACCAGCGTTACCGCCAGAGCTGCACCACATCCTGCGATAACCCCATCACCGGGCGAAATTGTATCCCTTCTCAATGCGCCGCTGATGCAATTTGGCGGCGTGCAGATCGTCATTGCTGATGTCATCAGCGTTGGCGGCATCGTGCTGGTCGCAGCGCGCCTGACGTTTGATGTCTGGTCCTATCTGGATAAGCGCAGGCGCGACAAGCGCAGGGAGGGGCGCCATGAGGGTCGGTAGAAAAACGATTGCCAGCGTTGTCGGCGGTGGCACCCTGGCGATCGCCGCTGCCATCGTATCCCCCTGGGAGGGCACCAGGCTCGAGTCCTACCAGGATTCTGTCGGCGTCTGGACGGTCTGCACCGGGCACACCGCAACCGCAGCACCCGGGCAGACGCGCACGCCGGAAGCGTGCCGCGACCTGCTGGAATCCGATCTCGGCGCCGCCCTGGCAGCGGTCAATCGCCACGTCGAGTATCCGATCAGCAACATGACCCGCGCTGCCCTGGTGTCGTTTGCATACAACGTCGGCGAGGGCGCGTTCGAACGCTCCACGCTGCTCGAAAAGCTCAACGCCGGTGACGTGCGAGGTGCCTGTAACGAGCTGCCCAAATGGGTCTATGCCGGTGGCCAGCGTCTGCGCGGGCTGGCAAAGCGCCGCGCGAATGAGCGACAGGTGTGTCTCGATGGCATCGAGCGGCCATCTGTGGTGTACAGCGACGGATGGACGGCAAGGCTGCAGCTCGAGGTGTCCCCATGATCGGTGCTATCGGGTCGTTGTTCGGTCGTGCTGCCGGGCGCATCGGCGTCAAAGGCGTGATTATCGTTTTGATCGTGATTGGCGTGGCGGGGATGTCGGCCGCGCTGCGCGTGCAGACGCTCAAGGTCGATAACGTCGAGCAGGCGCGCGACGCCGCTGTCAATGCGCTGGCTCAGGCCGAGGGCACCATCCAGTGGCAACGCAGTCAGTTTGCCGCAACCATTCAGGCGCTGGAGCAGCGCGACGCCGCCCTGCAACAGGTAGCAGAGCGCATCAGGATGCAGCGAGAGCAGTTGGATCAACTGGAGACAAGCGATGCGCAGACCAGCGATTGGCTCGATCAGCCTGTGCCTGCTGGTGTGGCTGGCTGGGTGCGCGACCTCTCCCAGCCCGATTCCAACACCGGCGTGGCCGACAGTGCCAGCGTACCTGACAACACCACTGCCGGCGCCGACACGAACGGCGAGCAGCAACCGTGACCTTCTCGACCTGCTTGCCGACTACGAGTCGCTGCGCCGACGTGCCAATGCCGATCGGCTGGCCGTCGAGCGGATCATCAGGCATGAGCCTTCCTCGCCGTGAGGCGACACGCCGCGCTGTGAAGCGCTGCGACACCACCGGCTCGCCGTGAGGCGCCCGGTTTTTGAGTTTCCGCCGCGCCGGTTTTCCGGCGCCGCAGCAATGGAGACGCCGCTCGTGAGAGCCGCGTGAATGACCATGGCGAGATCCCGATACGACTGGGAGGCCATCGAGCGGGATTACCGCACCGGCCAGTACACCCTGCAACAACTCTCCGACATCCATGGCCCGAGCCGCTCTCGCATCAGCCGTCACGCCTCAGAGGGCGGTTGGCAGAAAGACCTGACCCAGGCAGTTGCGCAGCGCACCCGCGAGAAGTTGTCGCGCCAGCAGCACGAAGAGGTGCGCGAGGGGGTGCGGGCGCCAACCGACGAAGAACTGATCGAGTCGGCCTCTGATAACAACGTGCTGGTGCAGGCGTGCCATCGGCAGCGCCTCAAACAGTATCGCGAGATGGCCAACCGCTACGCGAAGCTACTGCAGAGCCAGATGGCGCGCGACACGATCACGGTGCAGACCAAAAGCGGCGACCCGGCAGAAGTCGACACGCCGCTGAAGTACCTGGGCGAATGCATGACCTATGGCACCCGCGCCCTGGAGAGCGTGATCAAACTGGAGCGCCAGGCCTACGGCATGGACGAGGAGAATGCCGACCATCCCCCGGAGCGCGAGCTGACCGACGACGAGCTGGACGCTCAGATCGCCCGCTACGCCGCTCAGGTGGATGGTGAGCAGTGATCATCGCAACGCCAAACTGGCGCTGCTGCGCGCGCTTCAGGAGAGAGACAGGAGGCGCCGCTACAACCTGATCGATCAGCTGTTCCCGGATAACGGACTGCTGCGCCGCGAGCTGTACCCGCGCCACATGGAGTTCTTCCGCGCCGGCGCCTTCCATCGTGAACGGCTTTTTCTGGCCGCCAACCGCGTTGGCAAAACCATTGCCGGCGGCGGAGAGTGTACGTGGCACCTGACCGGTGACTATCCGCACTGGTGGCCGGGGCGGCGCTTTACGCGGGCGACCTGGGGCATGGCAGCCGGCGACACCAGCCAGACCACCCGCGACATTATCCAGCACAAGCTGTGCGGCGGGCTGTGGGGCACCGATGAATGGGGCACGGGACTGATACCGCGGCACCGGCTGGGCAAGCCGACGCCATCGCGCGGCATCGCCAATCTCTATGAGGAAATTCCGGTACGGCACATCAGCGGCGACTGGTCGCGGCTCAAGCTGCGCAGCTACGACCAGGGCCGGCGCATCTTTCAGGGCACCGAGCTGGATTTTTTCTGGCCCGACGAGGAAGTGCCGCAGGATGTCTACGAAGAGGGGCTGATCCGCACCATGACCACCGGCGGTATGATCATGATGACCTTCACCCCGCTTCAGGGTCTGACGCCGCTGGTGGTGTCATTTTTGGAGTCACGGCACGAACAGGAGCCGGTATGAGCCGCTATACCGTGCAGGCAGGATGGGACGATGTCCCGCACCTGAGCGAGCAGGACAAGTCGGAGCTGCGCGCCTCGCTGTCGCCGCATCAGGCCGACGCCCGCTCTAAAGGCATCCCCAGCCTGGGCGCCGGCGCGATCTTTCCCGTACCGGAAGAGGATATTGTCTGTGACCCCTTTCAGATTCCCGCCTGGTGGCCACGGCTCTATGGACTGGACGTGGGCTGGAACAAGACCGCTGCCATCTGGAGCGCGCTGGATCGCGACACCGACACGCTCTACCTCAACAGCGAGCACTATCGCGGCCAGGCGGAAGCGGCGGTGCATGCCAAGGCGATCCGCATGCGCGGCGAGTGGATACCCGGCGTCATCGACCATGCCGCCCGCGGCCGCAGCCAGACCGACGGCAAGACGCTGTTTTCGCTCTACAAGGGCGAGGGGCTGCACCTGCACAACGCCGAGAAGGCCGTCGAAGCAGGTTTGATGGCAATGCTGGAGCGGCTTTCTACCGGGCGCCTGCAGGTGTTTTCGACGCTCCAGCACTGGCTGGCCGAATATCGGCTCTACCGCCGCGACGAGAAGGGGCGAGTGGTGAAGGAAAACGATCACCTGATGGATGCCAGCCGCTATCTGGTCATGGGGCTGCACCACGCCACGACGCGACCGATCGAGCGCGCCCCCGGCGCCGCAATGCCGGGTGACCTGACGACAGGATACTGACATGGCAGAACCCGCGACTGTCGAGATGACAGACGACACCGAGGCGCAGGAGGGCGAGCGCCAGAAGAGGGAAGCGCTGCTCGACGCGCTGGGCGGCAAGCTGCAGCGTCTCGCCCAGGAGCAGGTGAGCGCGCGCCAGTCGATCGAGCAGCGCTGGCTGGAGGACCTGCGCCAGTATCACGGTGAGTACACCCCGGATGAAAAGGAGCGCATGCGACGCAACGGCAGCTCGCAGGTCTACGTCAATATCACTCGCAACAAGACCCGCGCCGGGCAGTCGCGTCTGGCCGACATGCTGCTGCCCAACGATGACCGCAACTGGGCCATCAAGCCCACACCCGAGCCGCAGATGTCGGTCATGGGCGGCGAGGCCGATCAGCAGCAGCTGCACGAACAGGCAGAAGAGGCGGCGCGCGGCATGCAGCGTCGTATCGAGGATGACCTGACCGAGGCGCGCTATAACGCCATCATGCGCGACGTGATCGGCGACATTGCGCGACTGGGCGTAGGTATCGCCAAGGGACCGATTGTCGTCAATCGCCAGCGCCGCGCATGGCGACAGAATGAGCAGACCGGTTACCGCGTACTGGAGATGATGGATGAGCTGCGCGCCGGGCTGTCACGCCTTGACCCCTGGGATTTTTTCCCGGACATGAGCGCGGCGTCGATGGGAGAGGCCGAGTTCGTATTCGAGCGCAAGATGCTCAACCGCAAGCAACTGCGCGAACTGGCCGGCCTGCCCGGCGTGATCGAAAGCCAGCTGCGCGCCGTGCTGGAGCAGGATGCGGAGGGCCACCGCATCAGCCAGGACTACCGGCAGGACCTGCGTGCGATTACCGGCGTCGATACCCTTGCCGCCAGGGGCCGCTGGGAACTGTGGGAGTACTGGGGGCCGCTCGACAAGGATGAGCTGCGTAGCGCCGGCGTTGATGATATCGATGATGACCCGCTGATCGAATACAACGGCTGCGTGCTGTTCGTGGGTGAGCACGTCATCAAGGCCAGCCTCAACCCGCTGGACAGCGGCGAGTTGCCCTATAGCGTCAGTAACTGGGAGGAGGACGACGCCAGCATCTTCGGCTTCGGCATCCCTTACCTGATGCGCGACCCGCAGCGGATCGCGGCCAGCACCTGGCGCATGATCATGGACAACGCCGGCCTGACCAGCGGCCCGCAGATCGTCGTCAATCGCAACATGGTCAAGCCGGTTGACGGCGACTGGCGCATCACCCCGCGCAAGTTGTGGGAGTATAGCGGCGACGGGCGTATCGATCAGGCTTTCCACGCCTTCAACGTGCAGGCCAATCAGTCCGGGCTCTACAGCATATTCGAAGCGGCCCAGCAACTCGCCGATACCCAGACCAATCTGCCCATACTGCTGCAGGGCGAGGGCGCCAGTGGCGGCCCCGGCGCGAAGACCGCAACCGGCATGCAGATGTTGATGAACAACTCCAACATCGTGCTGCGCAGCGCGGTCAAGAATTTCGATGATGGCATCACCGAGCCGCTGATTCGCCGCTTCTACGACTGGCACATGGCCTACGGCGATGACGAGGCGATCAAGGGCGACTTTGCCATCGTGGCACGCGGTTCCAGCGTGCTGATTGAGCGTCAGGAGCAGCAGGAAAAGCTGCTCATGCTGGCGCAGATCGCCGCCAACAACCCCGAGTTTGCCCGCTCAACAGAGTGGCAGGGACTCTATCGCGAGATCGTCCGCTCGATGTCGGTGCCGGCCGAGAACGTGCTCAAGGATGAACAGACCGTCGAGCAGGAGGCGCAGCAGCAGGGGCAGGAGATGCCGCCCGAGCTACAGATGCAGATGGCCGAACAGCAGCTCAAGGAGCAGAAATTCCAGTTCGAGCAGCAGAAAGCCCAATGGGATGCCCAGCTCAAACAGCAGGAGATGCAGTTTGAGCATCGCCATCAGGCGGCAAAGCTGGCGCAGGAGCGTGAGATCAAACTATCCGAGCTGGCGCTCAAGCAGGAGATGACGCTGGCACAGTTGAAAGCAAAACTGGACATCGACAGCGCCCGCATCCAGAACGACCGCGAGACCGCCGCCGCCAACCTGATGGATAGCCAGAACCGTCGCCAGGCAAAAGAACAGAACATGGATATGGGGTATGACAGCTATGGCTGATATCGACCGCCACAGCGCTACCTGGCGAGCATTGGAGCAGCACCTGCGACAGCGCCGCCAGTCCACAGTCGAGGCGCTGATCAGCGGCAGCCCGCATGACGAGCGCCGCCGCGGCGAGATCAGGATGATCGATGAACTGCTGGCGCTGGCCGCGCCGGCAGAACAGGACGCGCCGCCACCCGTCACCTACGACTGACCACCCGGCCCGCAGGGGCCATCATCACAGCCGATCGGGAGATCCGCTTTATGGCAGAGCAGAGCGCCAATTCACCGACCCCTGAGGCGCAGGCGTCGGAAAACAACCAGCACCAGCCCGGACAGGAAGAGGACTTTGATGCCGCCTTTGCCGAATACGCCAGCGGCACAAGCGCTGATCATGACACACCGGAACCGCAGGCCGGCGGCAATGGAAACGACAGCGAGGAAGAGCCCCCGGAGCCGTCATCGGATGACGAGCATCCGGCGCCTTCCGAGCGCGAACGCCAACTGATGTCGCAACTGGAGCGCCTGCAGCAATCGGAGGCCAGCCAGCGCGGCCGAGTGGGGGCGTTGCAGCGCCAGATCAACGCGTTTCGTCGTCAGCAGGCCGGCCAGCCGCCCCGGGAGGCGCCGCAAAACGGCCAGCCATCTGCCGGATCATCGACCAAAAGCGAGCCCCGCAAGGAGAACCAGCAGGAACGCGATACCAAACAGGCGGCCGCCGAGGCCGTCGGCAGCGAGGACTGGGAGTCGCTCAAACAGGACTTTCCCGACATCGCCCGCGCGCTCGAGTCCCGGCTCGATCAGGACCGGCAACAGCGAGCGCACCTTGAGCAGCAGATTGCAGAGATGCAGTCGACTGTGCAGCCCATGCAGGAGCAGGCCCATCAGCAGTATCTCGACGGTCAGATGCGCGCCCTCGAGGCCCGCCACACTGACTGGCAGGAGGTCGTGAATGCGCCAGCGTTTCAGCAATGGCTGAACCAGCAGCCTGACCGCGTGCAGGCCATGATGGAGAGCGAGGACGCCGCCGAAGCGGCCGCGTTACTCGATTTCTACAAGGGCTCGCAGCAGCAGGCCGGCAGCAACGATCGTGCCGCCGCACAGCAGGCGGAACGCGATCGTCGCCAGCAGCGACTGGCGCAGTCTCAGGCACCGCAGCGACGCGGCACCGGACAGCGCCATGCCGCCCCGGAGGATTTCGAGGCGGCATTCAAACACTACGCCAGCCAGCCATCACGCCAATCCTGATGAGGTACTGACTCATGCCACGCACCACCTACGGCGATATTTCCCAGCGCACCGCTGCCTGGGCCGCCGCTAAAATGCTGTCCCACGCGGAGCCCATTCTGGTGCTCTCGAAGTTCGGACAGTCAAAACCTCTGCCGAAGAACAAGGCCGATACGGTGAAATTTCGCCGGCCGGTCCCGTTCCCGGCGCAGACCACACCGCTCGCCGAGGGCGTGACACCCACCGCGCGCCAGATGGCGTATGAAGACGTGACCGTCACCATCAAACAGTGGGGCGATGTGGTCGAGATCACCGACGTGGTCGATGACCTGGCCGAAGACCCGGTGCTCTCCGATGCCTCGCAGCTGTGCGGTGAACAGGCCTCCGAAACCATCGAGCTGCAGACCTGGGGCGCCCTGCGTGCCGGCACTAACGTAAACGAATGCGCTGCCTAAGAGGTAACTCTCAGGCCGACACCGAAACTGATTAACGGGGAACCCTAAAGCTGGCATAATGGCCTGTGTGACCTGCCTTCAAGGAGAAAGCAAGTGGCGCAGAAGCTGGCAATGGCAACCCGAGGCAAGCAAGACCAGACAGCTATCCAGATCAGCTACCTAGCCGGCATTCTTGATGCGGATGGAAGCATCTCCATATCGAAGATGAAGGCCGGAGCGCAGCGCACAACGGCGCCGCGCTATGTGCTGACCATCAACGTGGTCAACACCAGCAGGGAGTTGATGGAATGGCTGGTTGAGGCCTTCAGCGGACGCTACAAAGTCCGACGCAAGGCGCAGGGCAATCATCGAGCCACTTACGACTGGTGGTTCAATAACGGCAAAGCCCTGCCCCTACTCAAGACGGTTGAGCCCTACTTGCTCATCAAGAAAGAGCGCGTTCTGCTGGCAATCGAATTTCTCGAGGGATGGGTTACGATCCATGGTGGTAGGGGATCGAAAACCCCTGTCGAGGAAGTCGAGCGCCGGGAAGCGTTCTATCAGAAGATGAAGCAGTTGAACCGGACTGGCCTGTGCAGCCGCAACGACTAAGTGTTTCGGCTCCTGCTGGCTTAGCAGGATGATGCGATAGTCTGAACTCACGGGAAACCGTGAGAGGGGTGGTTGAAGTGCCGCCCCCGCCACCAAGGATTGGTGGTCATCCAAGTAACAGATTTGGTTCTACGCCACCGGCGCGAGCCGCTCGGCAGTGGCAGACAGGATCACTCTGGGCAGGCAGCGGGCGATTACGCGCTCTCTCAAGTCCAACCGGGCGAAAAAGGTCACGTCGATGGTGTCGGCATCGCCCAACTACGCCACCGAGCCTGTCGATGCCGCTTTTATCGCTTTCGCACACACCGATTGCGAGGCGGATATTCGCGACATGCCCGGCTTCACACCCACCGAGAAGTACGGCTCGATGAAGGCGCTGCCGCACGAGATCGGCAAGGTGGAGGATGTGCGTTATATCCTCTCACCGGTGCTGACCAAGTGGGAAGATGCTGGCGCCGCCGGTGCAGACGGTGCCCCCATCACCAATGTGGTCTCCACCGGCGGCACCAATGCTGACGTCTACCCGGTGGTGTACGTGGGCAAGGAGTTCTACGGCCTGATCCCGCTCAAGGGCGCGAACGCCATCACGCCGATGGTGCTCAACCCCAACAACCCGCGCGGCGGCGATCCGCTGGGACAGCGCGGCAGTGTCGGCTGGAAGTCCTACTTCGTGGCCAAAATCCTCAACGAGGGGTGGGGGGCGCGACTGGAGTGCGCAGTCAGCAATCTCGGCTGATCGCAGTCCGCCACCTTTTACCCACCATCTGAAGCCTGCCAACCGGCGGGCTTTTTGCGACTACGACATGCCGTGAGGTATCGCAATGAGTGACATCAATACCGCTGCAATGGATCGCGAGGCGCTGGAAAAAACCGCCGACGATCTGGGCGTCTCGTTTCAGAAAAACACCGGTGACGATACGCTGCGCAAGCGCATCGACGACACCCTGGGCAATGCAACCCCGAGTAATCGCGATGGCCCGTCACCGCCCGAGGCCCCGCGCGAGAAGCGCTACAAGGTGATCGTGCAGGCCAGCGACAGCGACCAGCAGCCGGTGCAGGTGTTCGTCAACGGCCGTGCCTACGTCATGAAGCGCGGCGAAGAGTGCGAGGTACCGGCATCGGTGGTCGAGGTGCTCAACCATGCCGTCCAGCATGTTTACGACCCGACCACCATGCAGGAGCGTCGTGTGCTGGCCTATCCGTTCAGCGCCCGCGAGGCCTGAGCCATGACCTATCTGGAGCTGTGCCAGCGGCTGCGCCAGGAAGTCGGCGCCGCCGGCACCGGGCCGGCCAACGTCAACGGCCAGAGCGGCGAGTATGCCCGCCTGATCGGCTGGGTGGATCAGGCGTGGCGTGAAATACAGGCCGCGCGCACCGAGTGGCGCTTCGCCTGGGCGGAAGGTGCAGTCGAGCTTACCCCCGAGTTTCGTGACTATTCGGTGCCCGACGACATGGCGCGCTGGCTGCCGGAGACGCTGCGCATCGGTACGGATTCTGTCCATGCGCTCGAGTACGCCGAAAGCCGCGAGCGTTTTCGAACCCCGGGCGGTTCGGCGCCGTGGCTGGCCACGCTGCTGCCGGACGGCCGCATCCGCCTCGACAGCTTCCCGCGCGAGGTATCGTTGCTGACGTTCGAATATTACCGCACGCCGCAGGTGCTGACCGCCAACAGCGACGCGCCGCGCCTGCCGGAGCGCTTCCACCTGCTGATCGTCTACCGCGCCATGATCCAGTACGGGCTCTACGAGAACGCGCCGGAGGTGGTACAGCAGGGCGCTCGTAATAGCCAGCAGATGATGATGGATATGGAGAGCAGCGAGCTGCCGCCGCTCGCTCTGGCTGGAGCGCTGGCATGAGTCGCTCCGCCTACATCCGCCTGGGCGGCGGCATTGATCTGGTCACGCCGCCGGAGCGGCTGCCGCCCGGCGCTGCCCTCTATGCCGTCAACTACGAGTGCCCGGTAACCGGCGGCTACCGCCGCATTGACGGTTACACCCGCCAGGGGCCGGCGGTGCCCGGCGAGGGGCCGCTGCTGGGGGTGGTGACCTTCAATGACCGCATCATGGCGGTGCGCAAGGATACCGGCGCTGACGCCGCCACCCTCTACCGCCTGAACGACACCGGCAACGGCTGGGATACCGTCAACAGCAAGGGCGCGATGCACAACGGTCGCCACGAGTTCGTCGAGGGCAACGTCTACGCTACCGAGTCCGGCCGTGCGCTCTACGGCGTTGGCGGCGGCGATCCGTTCGAGTTGAAAACCGATGGCAGCTTCAAGGCGCTGACAACGGCGCAGTCCGGTGCTCGCTTCATTGCGCTCCATCACAACGCTCTGGTGCTCGGCTTTGACGCCGGCAGCCTGCAACTGTCAACGCCGGGCAAGCCCGAAGAGTGGGACGCCGCCACCGGCAGCGCGGTAGAGATCGGCGTGGGGCAGACCCTGACCGGGCTGCTCTCCGGCACCGGCGGCACCCTGCACGTCATGTGCCGCGACAGCATACAGACGCTGTACGGCACCAGCCGCGAAGACTTTCAGCTGCGCACCACGGTACCCAACGCCGGGGCGCGCGCCTACAGTATCCAGTCGCTGATGCAGCCCTATTTCGTCGGTGAGCGCGGTATCGCCAGCCTGGAGGCGACCAACGATTACGGCGACTTCCGCCCCATGCAGCCGGGCGCCAAAATCGAGCCAATCTTCACCCGCGACAACTACGCCACCCGCGTGGTGGCCAGTGCGGTCAGCAAGCGCCGCGCCCAATATCGGGTGTGGTTCGATGACGGCACCGGCATTTACATGAGCCCGGCCGGTATCACCACAGTGCGCTACCCCGACCAGATAGCGGTCGCGCATGCCGGCGAGCTGGCCAGCGGTGAAGAGCAGGTTTTGATGGGCGACGATCAGGGCCGTGTCCATCGCCTGGATAACGACGCCACCAGTTTCAATGGCGAGCCGATACCCGCTTTTCTGACCCTGGCCTACGCCGACCTCAAGCAGCCCAGCGTGCGCAAGCGCTTCCGCCGCGCTTTCTGGGACATTCGCGCCGGCAGTGACGCCCGCATCGCCATTCAGCCCGATTACGACTACGGCCGCACAGAGACGGCCAAACCGCAGCGCGATTTTATCGAATTTCTGCTCGGCGGCGGGCTGTGGGATGTCGCGCGCTGGGATCAATTCCGCTGGTCGGTGCCTACCCTGGCCCAGGAGCCAATGGATATATCCGGCACCGGCACCAGCATCAACTTCGCACTCTACTCGGGCAGCATCAGCGCCGCCCATGAGCTGCTCGGCTATGACCTGATGTTCGACTTACGGAGGCAGCGCCGTGGCTAACCCCTACTTCGATAACCGCGACGAGAGCCAGCGTTTTCAGCCCGGCACGATCGCCGAGGCGGAAGCTGTCGATGAGAAATTCGACCGCGTGGCCACCGGTTTCGAGGCGGTGCGTATCGACACCGATCGCGCCCTGAAACTCCCTGCCGAGCCGGGCGTCAGCCGCGAGATTACCGCGACCGCCCTGCAGCGGCGCAGCCGGGTGGTGGGCTTCGATTCGGAAGGCGGACTTGCCCTGATCAGCGGCTTCGCCTGGCGCGGCGACTGGGCGGCCAATACCGAGTACTTCGTCAATGACGTGGTGGTTAGGCCCACTTCGAAAAACTGGTATGTGTGCCGTGAGCGGCATGTCTCGGGCGCCATCTTTGGCATCACGTACTGGTCACTGGCGCTGGATTACGACAGCGTGCGGTCCAAACTGGAGAGCGGCCTTCAACCGTTGGTGACCACCGCCACCAACGCCGCTCAGACAGCAACCACCAGGGCGGCACAGACCGCGCAGGACAGAAGCGCGACGGGTGCCGACCGAACGGCGGTGGAACAGGATCGACAAACGGCCGCCAAAGCGGCTCAGACAGCAACCACCAGGGCCGCGCAGACCGCGCAGGACAGAAACGCCACCAGCGCTGACCGAAACGCCACTGCACAGGATCGACAGGCGGCGGCCAGTTCGGAATCGGCCGCATCCGCTAGTGCGTCGACGGCCTCACAGTCTGCCGCCGCCGCGGAGAACGCAAGGCAGAAGTCGCGCCAGTGGGCGGATGCCTCGACCGGCACCGAAATCGAACCAGGCAGGTATTCGGCCCGACACTGGGCAGACGCCGCACGAGACACGACGATCAACGGCGTCAGCATTACCGAACTGAAACCCGGGGCGCTTACCACTCTCGGAGATTACCCCTCAGTCGATAATGACGGCTCTCCGGCGGTACGCAACGCTCCCGATGATATACGCGGTGAATTGCTGGCCAGTAATCCCGCTGCGCTGCTGCGATATGATCTCCAGGTAAATACAACGTATCAGGGAAATGGCACGTCGACTGTCGATATTGACGTATCAGAAGGACCGCAGGTCGTCGTGGTGGGAAATAGCGTACTGCGTACTGTGCGTCTCAATAAACCGCCATTAGGGCGTTCGATTCTTGTCATTGTTTATGCGGAAGGTGCAGGTGGGCTGTCGTTTTCGCAGCTGCCCAGTCCCACATACTGGAGTGGCGGTGAATTGCCAGAGACCGGTCAGCAGTGGACACAGTATTTGCTGTGGTGGAGTGGGGCGACATGGCGCGGCAATGTGGGAATGAAGCAATGATTGAATTGATGATGAAAAGCAAAATCGCTAGCTCATATATATTTATTACAGATTATAACAAAGGATTAGCGGCCATAAACTTGAATGATGGATCTATGGCATGGGAGGGGAAGGCAGAAAAAGGAACTTACCCACTTAAAATAGACCCTGATAAAAAAACGTTGCATACATTCCCCACTAAAAGCAATTCATATCAGGAATACGATTTCCGAGGAAATCTTATCAGAAGCATTGATATAAGCTCTTTTTCAAGGAATAGGGTTGGATATAAGTCAAAAATAATTATAACACAAAATTATGTCATGGTTTCTACTGGGAATCCTGAAAACGTGGTAAGAATTGACCGTTACCGTGGTGGTGTATCAAGAGCCCCTTCGCGACGACACTTTGGAAGTAATAATTATTATGGCCTGGCAGAAAGTGAAGGCGATGGTTATTTTTCAGCATATTACTCAGGAGGAAGAAGAGTAGTAATTTATGAGACTTATACGTCTGGTGCTAGTTCTGCAATTGGTTATGTAGATCGAATCAACAGAGTAGATGATATTTGTACTCTGGGGGAAATTATCTATGTTGTAGGGCCGTCGGGAGATGGCACTTACTCCAGAATAACGTGCCTAAGCCTTTCAGGTAGTTTTAAAAAGAGTTACAACTTGCCGTACCTGATTTACAAAATAATACCCAGCTCAAAACTCGGTGGGGTTATCTGTATAGGTAGGGGCAGCGTATATGTTGCAACAGGAAGTCAGTCAGGTGTAGCGGTAAAAAACTTACTCCCCAACTCTAACGCAGCTGTATTTACGTGGGGAGCGTATAATACAAAAAACGATCAGTTATTAATTAATAACAGGAAAGTTGGAGAAAGAGATAAGTTTAAAGTTTACAATATATATAATCGCAATATAGAGCATAGCTCAGACATATCAGTAGGGTTTGATACAAATATTAAGTTTTTTGAGGTGATCGAATGATTATTAACACAGAAACACAGCAAATAGAGTCCGTATACAAAATACGACAGATTACTGGCGTCACACTACCCGCTGAGCCCAGCGCGGACACATTGTATCGGCTGGAGCCACCGCGCGCCTATGTCAAAATGACCAATCCGCCAGAGGGCGATGTCGTCGAGCCAGCGGGGCTCGAACTGGTCGATGGCGAATGGCGTCAAGCCTGGAGCGTGCGCGACTATACCAACGCCGAGCGCGCCGAGCAGCTGGAGCGCGCCAAGACCGAGGCGCTGTCACGGCTCAATGCCGACTACGAAGACGCGGCCCGGCCGCTGCTGCGCGAATACCCGGAAATCGAACGGCTCAGTTGGGGGCAGCAAAAGCGCGAGGCCGAGGCGTATCAAGCGTGGCTCGACGCTGGTGGCGCGGGCGATGCGCCGCCCATCCCTTCGCTTTCCGCGATCCTCGATGGTCGCAATGGCATCGCCGGCACCGAAACCCTGGAGCAGCTCGTCGCCGCCGTGCTGGCCCGCGCCGAGTCGTTCACCGCCTGGCAAATATTCACGGGCATCCGGCAACGCGGCGAGTGGGCAATCAACGACGCCCAGACACCCAACGCTGCCCATGCGGTGACCTGGGAGAGCCTGGCAGCTGCGTAATCTCCTACCCGATCCCGGCAAACTCTGAGGTTTCCCCATGGCGTTCAACACGCAGCAGTACCTGAAAAACAAAGCCGCTCAGATGAACAGGTCGGCGGAGAAGGGGCGCACTGACTGGGGCGTTTCTGACGTCGAAAGCGCTTTCGACAAGGCCAATCTGACCGCCGAGCAGCACTATAACCAGTTTGGCCGCAAGGAGGGGGTAACCGATACCATGCCGTCAACTTCCCCTGCTGCCAAATCTTCCGGTAGCAACTCCAACGGCTTCGGCTTCGATACGCGCACCTATCTGCAAAACAAACGGGATCAGCTCAATCGTAGCGCCAAAGACGGCCGCACCGACTGGACAACGGATGATGTACGCCATGCCTTTGACGACGCCAACCTGACGGCTCAGGAACACTACCAGCGTTATGGCGTAAACGAGGGCGTATCACCGCTGGACCGCAACGCCTCGACGTCCAGCGCTCAGCCCACTAACACTGGGTTCAATGACGGCATCTATATACAGCGCAAGGTGCAGCAGCTGAATCGCACCGCTGAAGGTGGCCGCACCGATTGGACGGTCGAGGATGTCGAAAGGGCGCTGGCCGACTCCAATTTGACACCACAACAGCACTATCAGCGCTATGGCGTGCTGGAGGGAATTTCTCCTTCCGTCACGCCGGAAAATCGCGTTACTCACGAACAGACGTCGGCCGGTCAGCTCGAGGATATACTGAAAAGCGACTCGGCCCTGATGAAACAGGCGCGCACGCAGGGGGAGCAGCGCGCCAATTCTCGCGGACTGCTCAATTCAAGCCTCGCCGGGCAAGCCTCTCAAGCCGCCATGATCAGCGCTGCCGCGCCCTTTGCCCGGCAGGACGCGCAGACGCATTTTCAGAACAGCCAGGCCAACGCTGATCGTCAGCAGCAGGAGTTCATGTCGCGCCTTGGCTATCAACAGCAGCGCGGCCTCAACGATCAGCAGTACCAGAATCAGCGTGGCCTCAACGAGCAGAATTTCCAGCAGACGCTGGGCAGGATGCGCGAGCAGTTCCAGTTCGACTCCGACCTGGCGCAGCAGGAAGCCGAAAGCGCGCTGCGCAACCTGTTTGCCACCAGCACGGCCAACGCCTGGGGGGTGTTTTCCAATAACGCCACCGACCTGATCGGTCAGGCCTCCAACGCCATCAATCAGATCCAGATGAACCCTGACATCACCGCCGAGAACAAGAAGGAGATGATCGATCAGGTGTTGAAGATGCGTGACACCGACCTGGCGTTTCAGCGCAGCCTTTACGAGCAGCTCGGCAGTTACCTGCAGGGCACCGGCGTCTTCCCCTCCATCGCATAAGGAGCAGCCATCATGTGGGATTTCGGAGCAGCAGCAAGCAGTGCCGCCGATGCGGCGGGCAGCCTGTTCAACAACCTGGGCGACTACAGTGTCAAGGCGTTTGACTGGCTGGAGTCCAATCCGCAGGCGGCCAATGTGCTGGGCGGCGTGATGGCCGGCGTAGGCAACTACTACGCGCAGAAGGATCAGCAGAATTACGAACGGAGGCTCTACCGAGAAAAGCGCCGCGACCAGATGATCAACCCCGGTGCGATTGAAGGGTACGGCTCGCACATCGGTGAGCAGAAGAAAGGACTGCTCTCCAACGGCATCATCAGCGGGGGTGGCGCATGAGTTGGGCAGACTCGGCGGCGGATGGCGCCACTGGCGGCTCGGGTGGATACGGTGGCGGTCGTGACCGTGGTGGTGGCGGTCGCAGCAGTCGTGACCGCAGTGGATACGATAGTGGGTTTGGCGCCGAGATCGATACCGGCGGCCTTGAGGCACCTGAAAGCAGCGCAAGGGGGGCGGCATCAGGCGGCAGCAAGACATCCGCACGGGACGACAGGCCCTCTGCATACTCCGGAATGTTCGGTCGTGAACTCGATCCGCATGGCAGCGTCAGCGTTACGTCCGGAACGATTTCCGGCGATATGGCCTCCCTCGCCGAAGAAGCGGAACGCAGCTTCATGGACAGGGTCAGGACACGTCGTGAGGGGCTGACAGTAGATCCGGGCCTGGAGGACGCGCGCGCGCGCGAGGTTGCCGAGCGCCTTGATACCATCAGTGAACATACCGGCATGGGCCTCAACGATGTCGAAGATGGCGCGCTGAATGACATGATGAACGGCAGTCGCAGCCAGATGGACAGCGCGACGCACGATCTGACCCAGCGGGCATCCCGCCCCCACGGCCTGCTCAGCACCGTGCAGGACATCGGCTTTGGGCTGCTGGGACCGGTGGGCATTATTGGCGATATGGCGCTTGATTCATTCACCAGCGGGCAACGCGCTGCCGAGACACTGAGCGCGCTCAACGACCGCTTTGGCACCAGTTTCGACGATGGCTTTTCCAGTAATCTCGGGCGCCACGCGACTGCCAGCATCACTGGCGGTATCATGAGCGCCGGGCTGGGCCGTATCGGAGCGCAGGCCGGGCTTGGGCTGGCCGGTATGCCGGGCGCTTACAGTGGCGCCATGGCAGGCAGCCAAATGGGCAGTAAAGTGGGGGATTTGGCGCTGGATACGCTGGCACCCGGCCCACAGGCGAACGCCGAGCAGACGGTTGCCAGCGTAACGCCCGGCCCTCCCACGAATGGCGGCAGCCGCAATGGCCGTGCGCCCCGAGGTCTGCTGGAGCGCGGCGTCAACCGCCAGGCGGCTACCGCCAACCATGGCCCGGCCGATTTCGATGGCTATGCCAGCTATGCCGAATCCTTCTTCACCTGAGCGCTCGCCGGGAGGCGACACCATGGCAGGACTTCTTCAGGGCGGCCGGCAGGCGCCGCCGGCACAGACAGCACCCGCTTCTCCCAATACCCCGACACCGCAACAGCCGCCGCAGCGACAGCTACGGGGCCAGTCGCCACGCTCCGCCGCACCGCAGGGCGGCGACCCGCGCACCGATACCCGTCCACAGGACGGTCAGCAGCAGTACGACGTGCTGGCCAGCTCGATGCTCTCCTGGCTCTATGAAGACGGCCTGCCGCAGGTCGAGCAGTCATTGAGCAGCGGCGGCGACATCATGGCGCGCATGGCGCGTGTCATCAGCACCATCATGATTACCCACTATCATGCCCTGCAAACCGAAGGGCGCACCGTACCGCCCGGCGTCATGTTCCAGGCCGGTATGGAGCTTTCCAAAGCGGTTGGCGAACTGGCGATCGAAATGGGCAGACTGCCGCGGGAGCAGGCCGGCGAAGCGGTGGAGGCGGCCTTCATGGCGGCGATAGGCCGTTTCGGGCAGATGGCCAGCGACAGCGCCATGACCGACGAGCAGCGCCAGCGCTACGCCGAGATGATCCGCACCGTGCGCCAACTCAAGCAGCGCGCCGGCGCCATGGTTCAGGGCGCGCCGACTTCAGAGCAGCCGCCTGAACAGAGCATGGCGCCGCAGCAGGGAGGGATGTGATATGGCGGGACTACTGGCATCGGCGCTGGGCGGCGCCGGCAAGGCGATACAGGCCAACGCCCAGGCGGAGATCAAACGCCGCAAGGAGGCGGCACTGATGGAGCTGCGCCACCGCAATGACATGACGCGCCAGGATGATCAGCAGTCATTTCAAACCGACGAGCGCGTTGCCGGCCAGCAGTACCAGAAGAATCGCGACGAGCGCCTGCAGGACTACGAGCAGGACAATATCGGACTGCGCCACAACAACGCCATGACGCAGGAGCGATACGCCCAGGGGCAGCAAAACGATCGCACCCTGGCCACGATTGATGCGCAGAATCGACATGATGCCGACGACTGGCAGCTGATGTCTACCGAGAATGGCCGCTACGTGCAATACAGCCCTTCGCGCAATGAAACACGCGACGCCAATCTTCCCGCTGGCGTGGGTGCGGCCGGCGGCGACCTCACCGACCGGCAGAAGTACAGGCTGGACAATATTACCGGTCAAATGGAATCCATCCGCTCTCGCGCCAGCGATCAGATGCGCGAGCCTACCGCTGAAGAGAAGATGCAGCTGGGCAGTCTGGAGGCGCAGTACAACGCCATTCTGGGGGGCGGGCAAGGGGGCATGACGGTATTCGAGCAGTTGATGGCCGGCGAGTTAAGTACCGATCAGCAAACCGCCGGCGTGGAAGGCGCGCAGCAGGACGCGGAACAGCAGGACAGCGTGCGCGGTATTCTGCGTCGCCAGCAGGCGGCACGTCAGCGCCAGAGCGAAATCGATGCATCGCAGCAGAAGGCAGAGCAGGCCCGCGATCGCGCCGACGACGTGCTGGGTCAGCTTGAGCGCCTGGAGCGCGACCAGCGCGGCCGGACCCCCGGCGTACTGGGCGCGTTGGTCAACCCGCCTCGGCGTAGCGACCTGATGGACGAGGCGCAGCAGGCGGCACGGGAGCTACTGACGCTGGATCGTGACCCCAACCTTTCCGCCGATCAGAAGCGCTGGATCGCCGAAAGTCTTGTCCGCCTGCAGCAGGCCGGCGTCGCGATAGACCTCCAGCAGTAAACCCGCCGCGTGCGGGCATTCATGCCTTGTCGGGAGACAATGCCAGATGGCCCTGATTGACGATATTCGCCAGCGCAACCCGTCGCTGGCCAGCCGCAGTGACGACGAAATCAAATCGATGATTCGCCAGTCGCCGGAGTTCAGCCAGTTCAGCGATGCCGAGTTCGACGCCTTCGTGACCGACGGACCACAGCCCGAGCAGTCCGGAACGCCCGGATTTACCGGCGGCCTGGCGGCAGGTGTTGACCAGTTGCAGGCCATGGGCGGCGGCCTCGTGATGGCGGCCGGCGATGCGCTGGAATCCGAAGGGATGCTGGATGCCGGCCGCGAGATTTACCAGCGCAATATGGACGAGGCTGCCGAGAACAGCCTTGGTTATGGATTTACCGACATTCGCAGCCCGACAGATGCCTGGAACTGGGCGCGCTTCACCGCCGGCAATCAACTGCCAATGCTGGCCGCATCACTGGCCAGCGGTGGTGCCGGCGGCCTGATCGCCGGCACCGGGGGCCGCCTGCTGGCCGGACAGGCCGCCAGGCAGGCGGCTGCCCGCATCGGTCAAGCGGTAGGGGCTGGTGTCGGTTCGGTTGGCATGGAAACCGGCGCCTTGATGGGCGAAACCGAAGATCTCGATGTATCCCTGGCCCATGGTGCCCTCGCCGGCTCACTGGACGCCATAACACCAGTACGCCTGCTGCGCGCTGCCGGGCGCGGCGAGCTGGCTGACCGGGCGGCGAGCGAGATCAGCGACGGTGTGCTTGGCGATCTTCGCCGCCAGGCGCAGCGTAGCACCAGACAAGCGGCGCGGCGCGGCGCGATGATCAACATGCTCACCGAGGCCAGTACCGAAGGGCTGCAAGGGCTGATCGGACAGCACGCCAACCACTGGGTTGACAGCAACGGTGAGTCGCTACTGGCAAACCTCGATGAAGTGGACGTCAAGGCCATCGTCGACGAAGCCGCTGCCGGTGGTCTGATGGGGGGGCTTGCCGGTGCGCCGGCAGGGCTGGGTGAGCGTGCCCGGGCCCAGCGTGCGGTCAACAGTCTACCCACCGATCAGCAGGCCGGGGGCGGGGCGGCGGGCCCCCAGCCGACCCCGCAGGGCCCGGACGCCAACCCCGACCCGCTGGTGTACGAGAACGCCAACGTCTCGCGTAACGACTGGGAGCGCGCCTGGCAGCAGCAGGCTCAGCGCTTCGACAACCAGCAGCGCGCCGCACAGCAATTCAAGGAACAGGCGATTTCTTCGGCCCAGCAGCAGGCAGCGGCGGCCGGTGGCGACCCACTGCACCAGGCGACGGCCGGGCTCTATGCCGAACAGGAAGCCGAAGCAGCCGCGGGGCAGGCGCGAACCGCCGACAACAACCGCGCCGCGGCGGATCTCGGCAACCGCATCCAACTGGCGATGAACACCGCCGACGACCTGGCGCCGCTCGCCCGCGACAGCGATCAGGCCAGGACCCGGCTGCGCAACATGAATGCTGTCCTTCAGCGCGCCGAGGCTGCCTATGCCGACGGCAATACCGAGCTGGCCAACCGCCTGACCGGCCGCGCCGAGATGATCGGCAACAACCTGACCCGCTCGCTCAGTCGACAGGGCAGCCGGGAGCGCCCGGCGACGGGCTTCTACGAAGAAGCCGCGCCGTTCGGTGGGTTGCTGGGGCAGGAGCGCACCAACCGACTCAAGGCCCCCGACCCCAGCATCATCAACATGGGCGGGGCTACCGCCGACACCACCCAATACGCGCCGCAGGCGCGCCGCGTTCGCCGCGATCAGCGCATGGCCGATCAGCAGCAGGGCGCCCAGCGGATGCGCGAGCAGGCCGCCGGTTCCGCACAGATTACCGATCAAGGCGTGGTCTACGGCCAGGGCCCGACCACCGGCAACGCCAACACCGGCATGGATCAGTCGGCAAGCGATCCGCGTTTCGCTCCGCAGCGGCTTCAGGTTGGGGCGAAGGTGCGTCACGCCGGCCGCACGCGCACCGTGGCCAATGTCGAACAACACCCCACGGCCCAGCGCGATTTGGTGTCGTTCGAGGACGCGCCGAACGATTACGTGTTCGCCGACGAGGTGAGCACAGTCGATGCCTCGCCTGTCGCCCAGGCGGAACCGGCATTGCAGTACCGCAGCAATGGCCAGCCGTTCCCGACCGAGCGCAGCGCCATGGCGAGCGGCGTATTCCAGGCCGCCCGGCGCCGCGGTGAGCAGGTCGAAGCCGTGCCGGTGGATGGTGGCTTCGCGGTGCGAGCACGTCCTGCACAGTCAGTCGTTGACGATCAGGTTTACGCACTGCGACAGGACCCCGACCCCGAGTCGCGGGCCATGAAGGCCATGCGCCTTGTCATCGATACTCACCAGGATGTGCCAGGCGCTGTCACGCGCGAGGACCTGGGTGACATCGATTTCGTGTGGGGCGAGGAAGGCGGCCCTGTGAAGCGCTCAGGAAGGCGCAAGGGGGCATATGGAGTGGCCCATATCCTCGAAGCGCGTCAACGCAAGGATGGTCTTAACCCGAGCGAGGCGGAGGCGTTGGCCGCCAATATTGCAGCCACCGTTCAAAATGGTGAGCTGGTCACTCGCACTCGCGTTGGCGATTCGGAAAAGGCGCGAGTCACGGATGGCCGGCATACGGCGATGCTGATCAAGGAGAAGGGGAATGCATGGCTGCTGACAGGCTGGGAAGAGGCTTCCGGTGAATCCGGGAAGGGACATGACAACCACGGACCTACGCACGACGAACCTACACCTACCCGTTTCGCCGTGGGTGCGGAAGCTGCAAAAAGTATAGATCAAGAGGTCGAGTCTCGGCAATCAGGGGCTTCTGATGGGCAAAGCGAGATATACGACTCGGCAGAGCCTACGCATTCCGGGGCGACACGTGCACGCCCCGACATGGGCGCAGAAGCCACACCTCGAAGTATGGCCAGGCCCACGAATGACGGGCAAGCTCCAGAGGGAGCTGAGTCCACGGCCTGGCAGCGTGCCGAGGCCAGGGGTCTCGACATGAGCCAGGATGGCCGGATGCGTCGCGCCCGCGAGATGGGCTACATTGCCTCTATCGATGAAGCCATCACAGCGGAGATGAACGATGACGGAAAAATCGCTCGCCGACCGAATACGCGAGGCGCCGACGCTGGAAGAGGCGATTCGAGAAGTGATGGAAGACCCCCAGCTGTCTTCTACCACGGCACAGCCGACGACATCGCAGCCTTTCAGGCCGGACACCCCAACCGAAACGACTCGGGATGGCTCGGACACGGGATCTACGTCACCAACGACCCAGGGCTAGCGGGAAGTTACGCCAATACCAAGGCGGGCATGGCGGACCCCAATGTCATGCCCTTGGTGATCAAGCCGAAATCACTGCTCAGGGTCAATCTGGAATTCAAGCGCAGGCTGCAGAACGCTCCCCCTGAAGCGACCCTGGCGATGACCGAGCGGCTACGTGCTGAAGGTTTCGACGGCGCCATTCTCGGTTTCCCAAACCGCGATCAGACCTCCGAGATTGTGCTGTTTAATCCTGAGGACATTCGCTCCACCCAGGCGGCTTTCGATCCAGAAGGCGAAGGCAGCGACGATCTTCTTTTTTCTTCAGGCCAAAGCCGGCCAGAGAATGAGGCGCCCAGCGCCGACACGATCCGCCAGGCACTGACTGGCCTCGAGGGCCAGCTGGGTGATGTCACGGTGGTGGACAGCGCCGACCAGTTGCCGCTGGGTGCCCAGATGCAGATGCTGCGCGACGGCGTGGATGCCGGCAGCGTCCGCGGTCTGTATAGCGGCGATCGCCTTTATCTCGTGGCCAGCAACAATGAATCGATCGAGCGCGCCGTCAAGACCGCCGTGCATGAAGCCGTCGGCCACAAGGGCCTGCGTGGCGTGCTGGGTGACGAGCTGGTCCCGGTGATGCGTCAGCTCTACAAGTCGTTGCCGCTGTCGAAGCAGGGGCGTGAGGCGCTCAAGGAGGTGCTGGCGAGCTACACCCACCTCGACCGAGACAACCCGGACGACCAGGTGACCATCGCCGAGGAGATGGTGGCCCACCTGCTGGAGAAAGGCTACCGGCCCAAGGCCTGGCAGCGCGCCGTGGCGAAGATTCGCGAGCTGGCCCGCCGGCTGTTCCCGGGTATGAGCTGGTCCTATACCGACGTGCTGGCGCTGGGCGAGAAGTCGCGGGACTATCTACGCAAGCAGCAGGCTGAACGCAACGCCGAGCAGGCCGAGCCAACCCTTACCCGCTACAGCCAGCGTCAGGGGAAGAACAAGCTGTTCACCCCCATCCAACAGGAGGCCGAGGCCTACCGGAAGGCGCTGGACAAAGCCGTGACCAGCCTCAAGTCACGGGTGGGGCCGGTCACCATGGGGCGCACGCCGCCTGTGCTGGCACAACTTGGGGCTCCTGATCTCCCTATCACGATCATGCGAGATGTGGTGCGCAAGGCGACCAATGGCGTGAAGCACGACGTCGAGATGGAGACGGTTGCGCAGCTGCCCGAGCTTCTGCACGACCCCGTGGCGGTATTTCGCTCTCGTACTGAGCACAATGCGCTGGTGTCCTTGGTAGATGCAACGGATCGGAATGGCGAGCCGGTGGTGGTGGCACTCCATCTGCGCCGGCGCGAGGGGCGCCTTGAGGTAAATCGCATCGCCAGCGCATACGGTATGCGCGAGGGCAAAGTGGGGAGTTTCGTTCGCGATGGGCTTCTGGCGTATCTGAACGAAAACAAAAACCCCGATCTGGTACGACTCATACGGGTCCAATTCCCGGGGAGTGGTTCACCAAATCAGGGCCACATCCCCAGCGTACTCACCCCCGAAGATATTGGCAACCCCGACATCCGCTACAGCCTTGGCGCCCAGCCCCGCAGTACCGCCGACGCCTTCGATGACCTGACCGACGCGCAGACCAGCGCGCTCAACAAGATCGCGCCGCGCACGCCTGTCAGGAGCGCAGTGACTGAAGCTGCCAGTGCCTTCCTGAACGGAAGTGCCATTGCATACTTCAAAGAAAAGCTTGATGGCGTGGGCTTGCAAATTCGCCAGGGGCTGGTCGATCGCTACGCCGCGCTTAAGGATATGGACATGGCGCTCAACGGCGAGGACAGCGTGGACGGCTCCACCGCGTCCTCGAGCTGGGTGCTGGCCCGCATGTCATCGGCGGCGAGCGGGGCGCTGACGGCGATGCTCAACTATGGCCGCATCTATCTCGACCCCGACCAAAAGGTGATCGACGTCCGCGACGACGATAGCCTGGGGCTGGGCAGTGTGCTGGCCCGACTGGGCGATGCCGCCGAGATCGAGCGCTTTATGGGCTGGATCGCCGGCAACCGTTCGGCACGACTGGCCGCCGAAGGCCGCGAGAACCTGTTCGATGCCGGCGAGATCGAGGGCCTGCGCACGCTCAATCGCGGCACCATGAAGGACGGCCGCGACCGCGGCCAGCTCTACGACGAGGTGTTCGCCGAGTTCCAGCAGTACCGCGACGACGTGCTGGCCATCGCCGAGCAGAGCGGCATCATCAGCGCCGAGAACCGGGCGATGTGGCGCGACGAGTTCTACGTGCCGTTCTACCGCATCGCCGAGGAAGACAAAAGGCCGAGCGGCCCGCGCGCAACGGCCGGACTCAGCCGCGCCGAGGCCTACAAGAAACTCAAGGGCGGCAGCGGCAACCTGAACGACCTGCTCGGCAACACCATGATGAACTTCCACCATCTGTTGCAAACCTCGATGAAGAATCAGGCCGCGGCGCAGGCGATGGATAACGCCGAGGCCCTGGGCGTCGCTACCGAGAAGCCCGAGGCCGAGGTGCGTGGCAATCCGGACGCGACGTTCGTGCTGCGCAACGGCCAGAAGGTCTGGTACCAGATTGACGATCCGCTGGTCTACAAGGCCGTGTCGTCGCTGGCACAGCCGGGGATAAACACCACTACCATGAAGGCGATGCGCAGCTTCAAGCGCGTCTTCACCAACCTGACCACCACCACCCCGCAGTTTGTGGTGGCCAACCTGCTGCGCGACTCGATGCAGGCGGCCGCCACATCGCCACTTTCGAAGAACATCCCGGCCAATCTGTTTCGCGGCGCCAGGACCTACGCCGACAAGCGCACCCGGGCGCGGATGATGGCCAGCGGCGGCTCGTTCTCGTTCGGGCACATCTACGGCGAAAATGCCGACGAGCTGAAAGTGCAGTTGACCCATACCATGCGCCGCGCCCAACTGGTGCGCGATCCCAGCCAGGTGCCGGCGGCCGCCAGGATGCTGTGGCGACGCTGGAATGACGCCACGGACTTCACCGAGAACATGAGCCGGGCGGAGATCTACCGCCAGAACGAGGCCCGCGGCAAGCTCTACGCCGCCTTCCAGGCCCGCGATCTGATGGATTTTTCCAGCCACGGCGCCTGGCCGGTGGTGCGCTTCCTGATCGACGTCGTGCCGTTCATGAACGCCCGTCTGCAGGGCCTCGACAAGATCGGTCGGTCCGGTGTTGCACCAGCCCTACGCGTGGCGATGGGCAGGGGCAGCGCCACCGACAAGCAAGCCGCGGCGCGATTCTGGTCGGTGACGGGCTCGATTGCCATGGCCAGCATCGCGCTCTATCTGCACAACCGGGATGATGAGGAGTACCGCAAGCTCGAGCAGTGGCAACGCGACAGCTACTGGTTCTTCCGCATCGGCGATACTGGCATCTTCATTCCCAAACCGTTCGAAGTCGGTGCCATTGCCACCCTGGCCGAGCGCATGACCGAGCAGATGGTGGACGACAAGGCCACCGGCGAGCTGTTCGCCCAACGCCTGAAGCACATGCTGACCGACACCTTCTCGTTCAGCCCGGTGCCGCAGATTGGCCAGCCGCTGCTGGATGTCTACTCGAACTATGATGCCTTCACTGGCCGCCCGATCGAATCACTCGGCATGGAGCGCCTGTCGCCCAGCCTGCGCACGCGCAGCAACACCACAGAGCCGGCGCGCTGGATTTCGCAGGCCAGCGAATGGCTGTTCGGCGCCGAGGGAAAACTGACCGTCTCGCCAGTGCAGGTCGATCACATGATCCAGGGCTACCTGGGGCAGGTGGGCGCCTGGGGGGCTGGCGTCACCGACAGCGTGTGGCGTGCCGCTAATGGCGAGTCGAAGCCAGCGCGCCACTGGTACGAGTACCAGCCGGTGCGGCGCTTCTACCAGAACCTGGGTGACGAGGATCGCTACACCCGCTACGGCACCCTGCTCTATGACGGCGTGAACGAGGCCAGCCGGGTCTACGCCGACCTGAAGGAGTACCGTGAACTGGGCGACCAGCAGGCCGCAATGGAAGTCATGCAGGACAATCGGGAACTACTTCGCGCGCGCCAGTGGCTCAACGGCGTGAAACGACGCCTGACCGAGATCGGCAACCGCATGGAGCTGGTGCGTCGGTCCGACAACTCGGCAGAGCAGAAGCGCAAGGAGATGGACAGGCTGCAGGCGATCAAAAACCGACTGACCGAGATGGCGGGTAAGCGGATTGAGGAGATGCGGGTAAAAATATAGGGCTGGTTCGAGCCGCGTCGGGAATGACGGAGCACCCCGCACTAAAAGGGCCGCAATCGCGGCCCTCGGGGATTCAGCCTTTGGTCATGCAATGATCCTGGCGATCCAGTCGATCGCGCGATCGGTCAACGACGGCTTGCCGCGGTTCTCGCGACGCTGGTTCCAGACCATCACGAGGCAGATGGCCGCCATGGCGCCGAGCGGTGCAGTCAGCAGCAAGTCCATGTCGATACCTCACGGGTCCGGGGTGGGGCGAGAGCCCGCTATTGCTCAACTGCATAGCCCCACGCTCGATCGATATACCAGTTTGCGCTTTCATATTCCTCGAACACGCGAACGCTGAATACCCGAGCGGCAAGAGGAGGTATATCGACGTCAATGTTGTAATGGTAGGTCGTCGGCTTGTCCTGGTTTACCGTCTCAGGATCAGTTACCAGGATGCGAAGACGGGTGATGTGATACAAGCTGTTGCCATTGTAGAGGGTTCCATCGAGGTCGCCTTGAAAAAAACTGGCTCGGCCATTGAGGTCGGAAATAACAAGGTCCATCAGCTGCTTGCTGTTTGGCGCTTCCCCGAATCTCCGTCGGCAATAGCTGAATACGCCAGGAGCGGCTTCCCCGGCCTCTTTGACGCCCTCCATGATGCATCCCTGTTCGGAAAAATTGGGTGAAACTTCCTGGTAGGCGAAGACCAGGCTTGCGATCAAGATTCCTGCGCCCGCCATTGCTGCTGCAACCCCTTGCGCCTTCCCCATGCTGCCTCCCCGTATTGTAAGTATTGATCAACCATCACTGGTTCAGCGTTTCGGCCGCCACTGCCAGCCATCCCTTCATGCGTCCCCCTTGTCTTATAGCTCTCCGATTTTCTGGTGCAGGGTCTTGGCTTTCGATAATGCCGCCTTGGCTCTCGATGCGGAGACTTGTTCACCAAGATGGTAGTCGGCGGCAACCCGGTCAGAAAAAAGACTGCCCAACGCGTTATGAATCGTCGGGTGCTGCCCTTGAAAAGCGCTGATGACTCGCTCATGAGTATTGCCGGCCCCTTGAAGCCCGAGGCGATTAACAGCATTGCGAGCTGGGTAGAACGTGGAATAATAGCTGCGACCTATTGATGCTCGGTAGGCGGCTTCTGAATCGTGATTTTTGTAGATCCGATACGCCAGGTCCAGAACGTCCTCAGGCTGCATGCTCACTCCGCTGGTACCGGGCTAATGATGACGGCTTGAGAAACCTCCTGCGGGATGCCTGTTCGATCGATATCGCTCATTGCCCAGAGGATATCTCCGAACTCATCAGGATCGGCTGGCACTGACACTTGAATAATCACTTTGTCCAGCATTTCGGGGTACGCGGCATGACCGATCACCATGGCTCGGCGCTTGTCTCGAAGCCATGGATCAGCAGCACACAAGGCTCGCATCACGTACTCTTGCACATCCTCATCTTTCAGACCCATATCGGAGATGCGCAGCATTGCCCCGATAGTTCCGTCCATATGACTGATGCGGTCAGTGTTGGTGAGCATGTCCTTTATCTCCGTGCATATCTCTAGCGCACATGAGAAGGCCGCCAAGACGAAGGCGAAGTGCCGGTCCTCTTCGGTTGTGACTAGACCTTGATCCAAGGCCCAGCGCAGCGCTTTGCGCGTCTCATGGAAGTTTAGCGATGCCTGCGCTGCGCCCGCGTAGCGAAGAGCGGTTGAAAGGCCGAAGCCACCTGCCGCCTTAAGCCAATCGCGCGCTTCGGGGTATCGACCCCAGATGGCATAGAGATACGCCATATCCAGGCTCTTTTCATACTCATTCGGCAGCTTGCGAACCTCTAACTCTAGTCGTCGAAGCTCAAACTCAGGGATCTGCTCCCCGCGCTCAATGAGATCGAGGAATCTATCGCCAATGAAATCTGACTTGGTTCTGGGCTGGGCCATCAGTGCTCTGCCGCTGAAATATGGTTGTCGAGTATAGCGTTGCCGGGAAGACGAGGCTAATCGCCGTCCGGTTTGAGTCGCTGCATTGCCTCAAGCGCGATCTGGATGCTTTTGGACTGCTGACGCCGTTGAGCGTGGCTGCATAACCAGAGAAGCCGCCCCTGAACCGGGCGGCTTTTTTGTCGCTATCGCCGCCCGCCACCGCCGGCGAAGAACGCCAGCATGATCAGGCCGCCGATTGCCAGCTCCGGTATCATGATAATCACCAAAAACAGCGGTATGCCGGCAAGGCTGAGCAATAACCAGACTTCGAACGTCTGGTAGCGGGGCGGCACGCCTGTCATGGCAAGGCCGCCGAGCATCAGCAGTGTCACTGCGCCGAGGAAGATGTCGATCATGTCCATGATAGAAGAATAAGATGGCAGGAATTGATTTGTGAGGGCCTGGCGGAGGGGCCAGACAAGGCTTGGTGGCAGGATAAAACTGCGCCGTAACGCATTGATTTATATGTGCTGCGAAGGCCCTGCATGCCGATACCACGACATAACAAAAACCTTTTAAAAACATAAGGATAGACGGACAAACGACGCGATAATGGGGTTGTGGAGGTCGCTGGTTCGAATCCAGTCGTCCCGACCACAGGATATGAAAAAGCCGCTTCGGGTAATGCCGAAGCGGCTTTTTTAATGCCTTATAAAGTCGAAAATGATATTTTTCGACAGAAAAAATCTCTTGAAGTCAATGCCTTGATGTTGAGTAAGGCGCTGCACGTCCTGCTCGTTCAGCCTACCCTGATCACTCAAGCGTCACTTTGGGAATTTCCTCCAGCCGAGTGGTCCAGCGATTGGAACAGTAGCGGCTGCGCAGCCACCAGTCGGGCTCTTCGCCGCGAGTGTTGCTGCGACGCTCCTTATCTGTCGAGGTATTGCGTCGTAACCCGATACGCTGGCAATATCCCACGGTGACCGCATCCTTTCCAAAACGCCGGTTGAGACTGTCCAGGGTGGTCATCAGCTTTTCGCTGCGCTGACGCTGGTTGTCATCGCGCTTCGCCTGGAAGGCGTCAAGCTGCCGGCCGTGGCGGTCGACCAGGTCCATCAGCAGCACCCCGCTTTTGTGGTAGCGCACGCCTTCCTGCCGGATAGCGTCCAACTCCCGGCGCACTGCCCGCACAATCTCGAAAGTGTCATCGGTGGGCCAGGGCAGGGCGATAACCTTTGAATCGCGGTGCTGGGCAACCCCTTCGGCAAATTTGTTGGTGCGCAGCGTTATCATCACCGCACTGGCAAGACTGCCCTGGCGGCGCAGCTTCTCGGCACCGCGGGAGGCATGTGCCATTAACGAGGCCATGATCTGGTCGCGATCGGCGGTCATTTTGCCAAACGAGCGGCTGGTCATGATCATCTTTTTGCCCTCACTGTCATCGATCATGTCGATGCAGTGAAGACCGCCCAGCTCGCGCAGAGTGCGCTCCAGCACTACCGAGAAACGCCGGCGGATCAGCGTCGGGTCGGCAGTGGCCAGATCGAGCGCTGAGCGGATATCCATCTCCTGCAGTCGCGCACTGACGCGTCCGCCGATACCCCAGACGTCACTGACCAGCGTACGCGCCAGCAGCGCTCGGCTGTCGGCGCGCACGGGCCCGTTGATCACGCTGACGCCATTGGTCGCCGGATGACGTTTGGCATGGCGATTGGCGAGCTTGGCCAAGGTGCGGCTGGGGCCACAGCCGACCGATACCTGAAGGCCGGTCCAGCGCTTGACCTTGTCGCGCAGGCGATGGCACTCGGCCTCGAGTCGTTCGCCGCCAAGGCCGGCCAGCTCTACCCAACTTTCGTCAATACTGTAGGGCTCTACCAGCGGCGTTGATTCGCGCAGTACGGCCAACACCCGTCGGCTCATATCGCCGTAGAGTTCGTAGTTGGAGGATTTAAGCACCAGTCCCTGTCGATAGGCGCTGCGCGGAATATGATGGAGCGGAGTGCCCATGGCGATACCCAGCGCCTTGGCCTCCTCGGAGCGGGCGATCACGCAGCCGTCGTTGTTGGAGAGTACCACCAGTGGCACGCCCTGAAGCTGCGGGTCGAATACCCGCTCGCAGCTGGTATAGAAGTTATTGCAGTCGACCAGCGCAATCGGGGCTTTCAT